TTCAACCACCGTACCGGTCCACATGCCGGTACGGTGGTTGAAGCGAATGGAGCGACCGCAGGGCCTGGAAGGATCGGTGCTGCTGCTGCTGCTGCTCATGGCTGGCGGCGGCGGTGTGGCGTGGTGTTGCCGGGATTGGCTCCCGGCGGGCCGTGGGGCTGGTCAGACGCGGCGGGCGCCGTCCTTGGTCAGGTCGGACCAGAAGGCGCGCGCTTCGGTGCGGCTCATCTGAAAGGTGCCAGTGACCTGCCAGCGGCCAGTGCGGCCGTTTAGCGCTTGACGAAGCACGCTGATACCGGATTGATTAGGGGTGAAGGAGAACGTTTGGCAGCCGTCGGAGAGGGTGTGGGTCATGACTGGTGGTTTGCGGTGTGGCATCGGGTCTCTCGCCCCGACCTCCATACTGTAACAACTGGCGCACAGGCTGGCGACCCTTCGCGTGGTCTGTTTACAAACTGTCATGTATGACCAGCCAGTCGTGCCGGCACGTACTTCAGGCGAGAACCAGACGCAGCTAGGCGGGCGTTCACCGCGGCGATCTCCTCCTCACTGGCCACCACCGCGTAGCGGATCGTGCCGGTATCGCGGTTGATGAGCAGCCAGGGCAGCCGCTCACTCATCCCCCCGCCCTCGCCAGCCGCGCCGCCAGGACGTGCTGAGCCCAGCCGCGGGGGTTCTTCATCCCGCGCTGCTTCCCCAGTTCCACCAGCTCCTCCAGCGTCTGCGCCGTGCCCTGCTCCCGGCGGCGCTCACGGCGCTGCATCTCCACCTCCACCAGCTCGCCCTCGATGTGCTCCAACTCGCGGCGTTCTGCCACGAATTCATGACCGCAATGTGGGCACCTTGGCTTGCGGCTCTCAACCACGTTGAAGCAGCCAGGGCAAACCTTGAGCGAGAGAGAGGCTTCGCGGGATTTCTTGGCGTGGCCGTAGAGGCTCCACTCGCGCTCCACCAGGGGGTGGTCAAGGCGGTTCGGGTCTGAGTTCCCAACATGATCAAGGATAATCAAGTCTTCTTTGCCGGGTGCAATTCGCATCCCTCGGCCGCAGCCCTGCAGCCAGTCCACCAGGCTGGCAGTCTTGCGCAGCCACAGCACCGCGTCGATCTCCGGCACGTCCACCCCGGCGATCCAGAGCTTCGCGCAGGCCACCAGGTCAAGCCTGCCGGCGCGGAGACCCCTGACGGCCTCCTTGCGCTGGTCCTTACTGCTGTGACCGTGAACGGCCATCGCCCGGTAGCCGGCGCGTCTCCACTGGTTAGCAACCGCTTCGGAGTGGGAAATGCTCATGCAGAATGACACGCCTCGCCGGCCGGTGCAGTGTTGCCTCCAGTGGGAGAGGGCATCGCCGACCGCGAAGGTTCCGTCCTTCGAGATGCTCGCCAGGTTCGGATTGAACAGGCGCACCTTGGCCAGCAGGCCCTCCTCCATAAGCTCCAAGGTGGAGCAGGTCAGCACCAGGTGGTCGAAAACCTCAATCAGCCCGCGGTTGTCCAACCGCTGGGGGGTGCCGGTCAGGCCAAGCAGCAGGGGCCGGCCCATGCCGTTGATCACCTTCACGTAGGTGTCCGCCACGGCAAGGTGGCATTCGTCGATGATGATCAGATCGGGCCGGGGCAGGTTGCGCCTGCCGATGGCGGCTGCGGCGGTTTGCACCATCACAACTTGCACGGGCCAGGTAAAATCGACGGGCCGGCCTGAGCGAATTTGGCCAAAATTGATACCAGCCGCTATGAGTCGCTCGGCGGTGTCGTCGAGGATCTCCTCCAGGTGGGCGAGGAACCAGACGCGCTTTCCTTTGGCGATGGCGCGTCGGACAATTTCCGTGGCGGTGGCCGTCTTGCCGAACCCTGTGGGCGCCACCAGGATCGGGGCGCGAAAGCCTTGCCTGTAGGCGTGCTGAACGTCACGGAGGGCCTTGTCTTGGCGGGGGCGGAGCGTGAGGGCGAGGGTCACCGGCTGAGCGCTCCGACGACAACCGCCGCGACCGCCAGGCCGATCAGCATGGAGGATGCCAGCCCACGCCAGAGCTCCAGCTCCAGCTGTTGCTTTGCAGAGACCCGCACCCCCAACGAGAGGGCAATGTAGAAGCCTTCCGCAAAAGCCTTTTTCGGGGTGACGTCCGGATCACTGGCGTAGGTGGCATTCCAAACTGTTTCGCCTTGTTGGCGCATCCGCAGCTCGATGTGCGGGGGGATGGGGGTTGGGGTGGTCATGGGTTGCCAGCCTCGCGCCGACCAAGGAAAGCCGCCTTCGCCGTGTCAATGACATCCACAATGTGGGGCGCCCAGCGTGGGCCGTGGCGGTTGAGGCTTTCAATGCGCCGTTCAAATGCTGTTGTCATGGTGGTGCGCGACTCAATTGGAAACCACCAACCCACCCCCTTACTGCCGTCCTCATGTTCGTTTTCGCCTAACGGCAGACCTCGGCGGGTCCACAAAATGACGAGTAGCCTGCTGAATCCCGCCGGGCGGCACGGGGCTGGCATCGTCGCGGAGGCGGTGGGGCGCGGTGGCAGACTGAGCGTACCATACGGAAACCGTACCGCCTAGGGTACGATCGGATCGCGCTCCCGAGACCCCACCACGCCCATGCCAGTCAGTAGCAGCCCCCAGGATCAGGACCCCAGGCCGACGCAAAGGATCAACATCCTGACACCCGCGCAATGGGTGGCCTGGCTGGACCGACAGGCCGCAGCTCACCACCAGAAACGGGCGGGCGTCCTGCGGAACATCATCCTCCAAGGCATCGAGGCCCCCGGGCACCCCCCTGAACCGCCGACCCTGCCGCCGCCGTTTTTCTACGTCGGGCTGGAAATCCGCAGCGACTGGCTCGCTGAACTTGATCGCCGCGCCGCCGCCCTTAACTGGAAACGACCGGACTACATCCGGGCGCTGATCTGGGCCGCCAGCCAGGAATCCTGATGCCATCCCCAACGCTCCAGGCCGCCGCCGGTCGGTGGGAGGAGATCCTCTGCGCCCTGGGTGGCATCACGCAAGAGCAGCTGTGCGACAGGGAAGGCCCCTGCCCATCGTGCTTCGTGCTCACCGGTGACGCGGGCACAACGCGGTTTCGCTGGGATTACAGGAAGGACCCCATCAGCGGCGGCTGGCATTGCAGTCACTGCGGCGGCATCGCCCGCACCGGAGGCGGTGGCTCGGGCCTCGATCTCCTCCAGCGACTCCGCGGCTGGGACACTGCAACAGCACTAGACCGCGTCGATGGCTGGCTTGGCACCGCCGCACCAGCCCCGCCCGCAGCTGCTCAGCCCAAGCGCAAGGCCAGGCCGCACCGGATACCCGACATCCCGCCGCCGGGCACGCCACCGCCAGCGCTGGGCAACGCCACTGAGCAATACCCCTACGGGCCCGATCGCGCAACCCCCTGGTTCTGGGTGCAGCGCATCCCCCTACCGCCCAAGGCACCCGGCGGCAAACCCGGGAAGGCCCTGATCCACAGAACCTGGCTCGATGGCCGCTGGCACTACCCCAGATCCCGCGGGCCTAACGCTGATCCATTCAGCTCCGAGTGGCCTAGCCCCAGGCCCCTCTACCGCCTGCCGGACCTCCTCGATCGGCCCGACGCACCGGTGCTACTCGTCGAGGGTGAGCCATCGGCCAATGCAGCTGCCGCGCTGTTCCCTGATCACGTTGCCGCCTGCTGGTACGGAGGCACCGGCGGCATCGGGCACGTCGACTGGGCGCCACTACAGGGCCGCACCGTTGTGCTCTGGCCCGATGCGGATGAGCAGGGCCGGCAGGCCATGGCGAAAATCGCCGGCCGCTTGCTCGCGCTGGACTGCACCCTCAGCGCCTTCCACCCTCCGGCCGACTTGCCGGCAGGCTGGGACCTTGGCGACGCCAGATCGCAGGGGATGAGCGGCCAGCAGGTGGCGGAGCTCCTGCAGCAGAACCTCAAGGCGATCCTCCCACCAGAGCCGGAACCCGAGCCGGAGCCTCCCCCTGGTGGGCCTCCCCCCGCTCCGCTATCGGATGCACCGGACCCTAGTAACTTGCCTTTCGTCTGCTTGGGATTCGATGGTGACAACTACTTTTACCAGCCCAACGAAACCGGACAAGTGCTCCGGTTCACTGGCAAAGGGCACACGTCAACGGCGCTCCTGCAACTTGCTAGTGAAGCGTGGTGGATGAATGCTTTCCCAGGGAAAACAGGCGTAAATTTTCAGAGTGCTTATTCTATGCTCTTTCGCCGTCAGGCACAGGTTGGCATCTACGATCCGGATAAGGTTCGCGGGCGTGGTGCTTGGCTGGATGGCGGGCGCTGCATCCTGCATCTTGGCGATCGGCTCATTGCCGATGGAGTTGTTCATAGCATCATGCAACCTCCCGCCACTAAATACAGCTACCAACGTGCTGCATCCATCGACATCGATACAAATTTAGACCCCCTTACCGATCAGGAGGGCATGCGAATCATCGACATCGCCTGCCGTTTTAACTGGGAGGTTCCCGCCAGCGGGCTCCTTCTTGCCGGCTGGACGGCTCTCGCGCCTATCTGCGGGGCCCTCAGCTGGCGCCCTCATGCCTGGCTCACGGCCGGGGCTGGCTCCGGGAAATCAACCCTGCTCGATCGGTTTCTCGGGCCCCTACTGGCGGAGCTGGCAATCTGGCCGGAGGGAGCAACAACGGAGGCATTCATCCGGCAAAAACTTCGAGCTGACGCCAGGCCAGTGGTCTTTGATGAAGCTGAATCCAACGAAAAGGCAGATCAGCACCGGATTCAAGCAATTTTGGCCTTAGCACGCGGCGCTTCATCCTCCGGCCGTGGCGTGATCGGCAAAGGTAGCGCTGCTGGCGACGCTCAGCAATTTACTATGCGCTCAATGTTTATGCTCTGCTCAATTAGCACGGCCCTCAAGCACGGCGCAGACCAGTCCCGATTCGCTCAGCTCACCATGCGCTCACCCAACCACCTCCCTCGCGAAGAGCGACAAGCTCACTGGCAGGCATTGAGTGCCGACCTGGACCTGATCACACCAGAACTCGGCCATAGGCTGCTTCTGCGCTCCGTGCGCTCCATCGGTGTGATTCGTGAATCCGTCGCTGCTTTCAGGCGGGCCGCAGGCGATCGGTTTGACAGTCAGAGACATGGTGATCAGTACGGCACCTTACTGGCCGGAGCCTGGTCCTTAACCAGCGGAAGACCCGCAACCCATGAGGATGCACTGCAGCTCATCGACTCAAACAACTGGCAAACCTATCGAGAAGTGGAGGAGGCGGATGAGCAGAGATGCCTGCAGTACATCCTGCAGCATCAGGTAAGGGTTGAAACCGAGCGGATTGAGCTGACCGGCGCCAGGGTTCAGAGCACTGCGAAGGTTCTAACCCGCACCGTCTGGGAACTGGTGGAGGCAGCCAGAGCGGGCCGCGAGGCTGCAGACATCCCCGCGGAGGTGGCGGAGTCACACCTCGGACGCATCGGGCTCCGGGTGATGGACGGTCGGCTTCTGGTGGCGAACACGGCCATCGGCCTTCAGCGGATCCTGGCGGATACCCCGTGGGCTCACAGCTGGCCCACGGTGCTCGCCCGCATCCACGGCGCCCAGAAGCCCGGCAAGGTCCGCTTTAAGGGGATGAGCGGCAGTTCCAGGGCCGTATCGCTGCCGCTGGCGGGGGCGGAATCGCTGCCGCTGGCGGGGGCGGAGTAAGCCCGTCGGACGTGTCGGGGCTTGGCGATGGCGTGGCCGGGATTTCCGGCCACGCTTTTTGTGCGATCAAGGGCAACCGTCGGGCCCAGTGGAACGCCCCCAAGGGGCCCCGAACGGAACGGCGGAACGCCAAGCGGAACACAAGAACCCTTGCAAACACTGGATTTGTTCCGTTGTCCCGCCTGTTCCGGCTTCCAGGCGAGAGGCCTACATGCGCATGTGCGGGTGCGTGCGTGCGCGCATGCGCGTATGTATCTGTATTTCTGTCTTTAGGTGGAACAACGGAACAAAACAGGGGCCGGCCTAGTTGCCGCAAGGGGTTTACCCCGTTCCGCTTTGCGTTCCGCCCCCGGAACAGAGCGGAACAAGCGGAACAGGTACCCTCGGCTGCGCTACGATGCGGAAGCCACACACCACTCCGCCGATGGACGACCCAAAGCCCTGCCCCGAGACATGGGCCCTGCACGCCAAAGCACAGATCGCCGCTCAGGCCATGCACCTGGCCGGCATCTGCCGGAACGACTCGCCAGCCGGCTGCGCAGATGCCAGCCCCAAGGTGTTCGCCGCCATGATCCAGGCCCATGCCATGAACCGCATCGCGGACGCCCTCGGGTCACTGGAGCGGATCGCTACGGCGCTGGAGACAGCAAAGGCCGAGAAGCCGCTGCCCGACGCGGCGAAACAGGAGCCCGCGGCGCGGGCTAATCCAGTGGCATCCTGGGGAGGCTGGCGCCGTGGTCGTCCTAGGTGGGTGGATTCTTCGAGGAGCTTCGTCGAAGTACCCGAAGGCGGCCAGCTCGCCATCCTGCCTATCGGGCGCAAATTTCGCGTCAAAGATTTCTGGGCGATCGGCGCCGCCGATCGCTGGGCGCCGATCGTCTGGGTTGACTGGTCCTTCGTCGAGGAACCCGCCAGCAGCCCCCTCGATCTCGATCGGCCCCAGGGCGAGCGCTGGATCAGCCACCGCACGCCCACCCGCGAAGATGCCACCCCAACGCTTGGCGTTGTTGAGGTCCGGGTAGGTGGTGTAGAGCACAAATGGCCCTCCGGTCGCCAAGCCCGGCTCAAAAATTGGCACGAAGTCGCACTCGGTGAGCCTTGGGCCCGCTGGTCACTGCCCCCCAAGGCCGCCACCTGGTCACCGCCTCCCAAGGCCCCCACCACAGCCCCCCAGGAGCCCCCTGCAGGCGATCCCGACGCACTGGTGCTGGGCACATCGCAGGAGCGCCACACAGGCGGCTCTGAGGCGCTGCAGGGCGAGGGTAAGGGCCAGGACGTGCCAGAGGGGGAGCAAGGGGGTCGGGAGGGCCCTGCAGCTGCCCCTGGTGGGGAATCGGAGAAGCTGAGCATGGACGAGCTGCTGGAGCAGGCGAACGAGCTGCTGGAGCTTGGGCTACCGGGGCTGGAGCGGGTGTTATCCGGGCCCCCTGCAACTGCCCCTGGTGGGCATCCGCTTGATCGGGACGGATGGATCAGGAGCAGGCTGCCGACTCAAGGGGATGCGACTGCGAACGGTCGTGTGAAGACCCCTCACGGGCGCGGGCAAAGCTGGTTCTGGATTTCGTGGCACGTTGTCACCTCGGGCCAGCCATGGGCGCCGGCTTCCACCGAACCCTCCCCTTACACCCCTCAACCCCTCCCTGCCCACCTCGCTTACCCCACATCCGAAGGGTGGATCCATGACCGGGTGCCGGGGCCCGAGGATGGGGATAAGGAAGGGGATGTGTTCGTCGCTGGGGATGTGTTCGTCGCGGATATCCTCAGCGCCTACGCCCACTGGTCACACATCGTCCCCGGCCAACCCTGGCGGCCAATCTCCTGACCCCATTCCGCATTCGCATCACTGGTGGTATGCTGTTGGCGTTGCCGCATCGTGAACCTTGGCAGGAGGTAGACCCTCCAAACTGACGCCGGAACTGGTCGAGAGGGCTGGCGAGCTGGCGGAAAGGGGCTTACCTATGCCACTGATCGCCGCTCGTCTTGGCATCGGTCGCGCTACCGCTAGCCACTGGATGGCCGCCGCTGATGAGAATGGCGAAGACAGCCTGGAGTACAAGTTTCGACAAGCCATCTTTATAGCGGACGCCAATAGTTGCGAGCATTTACTTTCCGGCCTTGAACTTGCGGCCCGTGGGAGTCAGGAATCCGCCCCTAACGCTTGGGCTGCTACCTGGCTTCTTACCCATCACCCTCGCCTTCGTGATCACTTCAGCGACGCTGCCGCTGAGCGCAAAACCGAACGCCGCACCGTCGCCACCGTCCTGGAGGCCGTCGCCGCCACCGGGCTGACGCCTGATCAGGAGCGCACACTGCTGTTGCAGATGCAAGCCCGTGGGCTGGGGGCGCTGCAGGGTGAGGGGGAGCAGTGACCGAACACGCCCCCGCCGGCCGCTTCATCGTCTTCGAGGGCATCGACGGCAGCGGTAAAACCACGCAGCTGCAGCGACTGGCCGAGTGGCTGCCCAACAGCGGCCTCATGCCCTCCGGGGCTCTGCTGCACGTCACCCGCGAACCCGGCGGCACCGCGCTAGGTCAGTCCCTGCGGCAGCTGCTGCTGCATCCTCCCGCTGGCACCGCTCCCTGCCCTATCGCTGAGCTGCTGCTCTATGCCGCCGATCGGGCTCAGCATGTCGAGACCGTAATTCGGCCGGCGCTGGCGGCAGGCGACTGGGTGCTCTGTGATCGCTTTACCGGATCTACTGCCGCTTACCAGGGCTATGGCCGCGGCTTTTCGCCGCGAGTCATCACCGAACTGGAGTGGATCGCTACCGGCGGTCTCCGGCCAGACCTGACCATCTGGCTGAAACTGCCAGTGGCGGAATCCCTGCGCCGCCGCGGCTACCGCCCCGCCGATCGCATCGAGGCCAGCGGTGAGGAGTTCCTGCAGCGCGTCGGGGACGGGTTCGCCCATCTGGCGTTGCAACGGGACTGGCAGCGCGTCAACGCGATGCAGTCAGTTGATGAGGTGGCAAAGGACTGCTCCCGCCTGGTGGGAGATTTCCTGCGGCGGGAGGCATGATCGAACTCACCCCACGCCTGCTCTCCGCCCGCAGCATCGTCAGCGATCGGGTGATCCTCGATTGGCTGGAGGTGTGCAGACGTGCCGTGCCGATTGAGTTCGGCGTCCGTGGCCGTGGTGTTCGCACCGGTGACCTCGAGGACGCCTGGCACTGCTCGCAGTCGACGGTTTCCCGCCGGTTGGCAGCCATCAACGCAGCGCCGCCGGAGGCTGGCCTGGGGCGTGTTGAGCGCGCTCGGGGCGGCCAAGGGTGGTGGAGGGTGCTGGTGTGACGCGCCGCGACCGCAGCCTCACCTACCTCCTCGGAAACCCGCCGGAGGTCGCCCCGCAGCACAGCGAGCAACCCCGATGGCTTGGGTATGTGACGGAAATCGTCACCGAACTATACAAGTTTCGGCCGGTTGCATATTGCCCGATTCAGGAAGACGAGTATTGGCACATCGAACCAGGGAAAAAGACTACCGATCTTTGTATCGGCTACCGTCATATCGGGCCGGATGTAAGTTTCGGGCAGGTGATCACACAGGAGCAAGCTCTTCGATTACTGGTGACTGATCTCCAAGCGCTTGCCTCGAAGTTGAGCGATCTCCTGCCAGCATTTGATACGTGGTACCCACAGATTCAAGCTGTTGTAGTCTCCCTGGTCTTCGATCAAGGATTCAATGGCTTCCGATACTCTCGGCTTGGAAGGGAAATGACGACAAACTGGTATGGCTATTATCAGCCGATGGAGTGCTACGAGGAATGCTATGAGAAATACTTCAGGAACAGGGATCGCAGCGGCAGGGATTATTCACTATACTGCGCTCACTTAGGCTTAATTGATGAGTGGCGGCTTTTGGTGCACAATCAGGCTAAGGCTAAAGCGGAGGCCAAGCGCGGCGCCAGGCGAGCAGCAATGAGGGCCAAGCGCATCGAGGCCAGTCGATGCCATCGCGCTGGCCTGGCGACCTGGCGTGCCAGTAAGCAGACAGAGGCAGCCGCATGACCACCTCCCTCCGCTCTCGCCGCATCACCACGCCCGAGGCGTTGCTGGCCGTGCTGGAGCTGGAGCGGAGGGCGTCGCCTCGCACCACCCTCGACATTCCCACCACCCTCACCGCCATCCGCGACGACCTGCACGGGGGGCAGGTGGATCTATTCGATGACACCACAACACGAGAGATCGGTGTCGCAGCCGGCTACGGGGCCGGGAAGACCCTCGGCGCCTGCGCCAAAGCCTTCCAGCTTGCCACGCTCAATCAGGGGTTCGTCGGCTGCGTGCTGGAGCCGACCGGGCCGATGCTGCGGGACATCTGGATTCGGAAGTTCGACGCCTTCCTTGATCACTACCGCATCCCCTACACCTTCCGGGCCTCGCCGCTACCCGAGCACGTCCTACACCTTCCCTGTGGGGATACCCCAGTGCTCGCCCGCAGCTTCGAGAACTTTAAGCGGATCGTCGGACCGGACTGGGCGTGGGCGCTGGTGGACGAAGTTGACACCGTGCAGGAGCAGATCGCCGCACGGGGCTACGAGAAGATTCTCGGCCGTATCCGGGTCGGCCACGTAAACCAACTGGCGTTCCTCTCCACTCCGGAGGGTTACGCCTGGCACTACAAAACCTTCGGCACCAACGAGGCCGCGGCCGACACCGGTAAGCGGCTGATTCGCATGCGCAGCCAGGATAATCCACACTTACCGGAGAGCTACCTCGACAACATGCGCGAGCGCTACACCAAGGCGATGCTTGACGCCTATATGAATGGCCTTTATGTCAACCTGAAGACCGGTCAGGTCTACGACCGCTTTAGCCGAGACCACCACGTCAAACCCCTGCCCGATGGTCTCCAGCCGTCCGACCACATTCTGGTGGGGATCGACTTCAACGTGGGCAACATGTCCGCCGTCCTGCTGGTGGCGCGAGGTCGCGCTGTTTATGCCTTCGGCGAGATCATGGGCGCCCATGACACCGACGACCTATGCCGCAAGGCCCGCCAGCGCTTCCCTCAGCGACCCCTCTACGCCTACCCTGACGCCAGCGGAGCGAATCGCAGCACCAACGCTAGCCTGTCCGATATCGGGATCCTAAAATCCTACGGGTTTCAAAACCGGGCGCCAGAAGCAAACCCGCCGGTGCGGGACCGCGTGAATGTGGTGCAGGCCCTACTGCTCAATGCCAAGGGTGAGACGCGGCTATGGGTGTCCCCTGAATGCCCCCGCCTGATTGAATCGCTGGAGCGTCAAGGCTATGACGATCGTGGCGAGCCGGACAAAAAGAGCGGATATGACCACGCCTGCGACGCCCTGGGGTATCCATTGCACCGCCTGTTTGCCGCTGAACTAGGCTACGGTCTGAGCGGACCCATGCGCACCACCACCGCCTACATCGGCCGCGGCGGCCCCCCATCGCGGTAGCTCACCCACCACCTCAACCCACCACCATGAGCGCCAACCCAGACGAGCAACACCAGCGGCAGATACAGGCCCGCATCGACGCCTGCCAAAGCGAGCTCGGCAACCTCGAAGCTGAACAGCAACGGCTAGCCGATCGCTACTCGACCCTGAGGGCTCGCATTGACGCGCTACGCGAGGAGCTGCAGCCATCGCACTGCCAGGCTGAGCCGTTTGATCAGTGGAGTGCCGATGCAGCCCTTGCGGAGAAGCGTGGGGGGCGGCCATGATGCTCGATGCCAACGACCTCAACTTCGCCGCCCGCTACCCTTACGGCGCAATTGTCCGCGATCGCTGGGGGAGGCGGATCCCTGGGGTGATCGCCTGTAACCCGGAGACGGGGGAGGTGATCACGTACGGCATGGGCTGGGTGGCGCACGCCTGGCACGGGTTCCTGTGGTCAGGGCCCAAGCGTGGCCCACTCACCTGGCGGTTCTACCGGCGCTTCCTGCCTGCCGGTGGCGGATACCTGGATCGCCGCCACGGCTTTTGGCCGGCGCCGCTGACGATCGAGGCGAATTGGCGGGCCGGTACTGGCACGCCTGGCCCGAGCTCGGAGACGGCGACTAGGACTGAAGGCATCCGCTTTACCGCGGCCATTCGGCGGTTGGATGCTGTGCTCAAGGCCAGGGCCGCTCACTCCCCCCGCGAGTGAACCGCCATGCTTGCAAAAAACTACCCACTACCAAACAGTCAAAGCGAAAAGCTAATCACCCAAAACATTGGCCTGGCCGAGATGATGGCCAACCGCTGGGCTAGGCATACTCGGCAGGATTATGACGACTTGATAGGCGTCGCAATGGAGGGGTTGATAATCGGTTGCAGGAAATACGATCCAGATCGTATTAACCCAGCAACGGGTGAGCCATATAAGATCTCAACTATCGTGGTTACTACGATAAACTCTGAGATGATGCACTACTTTAGGGATCACGGATTCGTGGTTACCTTTTCCTCGAAGTGGCGAGAGAAGTGGGGCATGATTCGACGTATGCGCGATGACGGCGCATCCATTGAGGAAATCGCGGCTAAGGCCGGCCTCAAGGGTGGCGCCACTGAGGTGCAGGAAATGCTCGCCGCCATGAGGGGCTGCACCAACATCGACAAGGCGATCGACATCGAGGCCCGGCCCGATGGGTTCTGGATTCAGGAAAGCTCCCCCCTCCTGCAGCTGGTGCGCGAGGCATGGGCCAGCATTCGCCCGTCGGACTGCAACCTGATCCTCGCCTGGTGGGATGCCCGGCGACCGTCTGCCTCCCCGCCATCAGGGCCGATGCAGCAACTTTCATGGCGGATCAGCGCCCTCAAGCGTGGGCAGACGCTGCGCAGGCATCAGGAGCTGACCCAGTTGGCTCTACCGGCTGAGGATCTGATCCCCGAGGGCTTTGGCCTCCTCCCCTCCGAGGTGCCGCAACTGCCGGAGCTGCAGAAGGCGCCTAGGCCAGCGCGATCGCGTCGCCGCGGCCAGGATGTGGTGCAGCTGGTGATGATATGAGGCGGGGAAACCTGGGGCAGATCCTCTCCGCCGATGGCTGTTCCTGATCGCGTACGGGCCCAGATCAAGCGGCTAGGACTGGAGGGCGTGAACAAGCCGAGGCGCACACCAGGGCACCCCACCAAGTCACACGTTGTCCTGGCGGCCGAGAACGGTCGGTACCAGGTGCTGAGGTTCGGTCAGCAAGGTGTCAGCGGCAGTCCCGCGAAGAAGGGTGAGAGCAAGGCCGCGAAGACTCGGCGGGCGTCATTCAAAGCCCGGCACGCGAAGAACATCGCAAAAGGGAAGATGAGCGCGGCGTACTGGGCAGATCGTGTAAAGTGGTGAGCATCGGTCGGCTTCCCACCATGCTCGCCCCGTCACTGTTTCTCTTGAGGCTCACATCCCTCTGCGGGGGGTTTGCCTTATTCCGCTCTGCAACGCTGCTTTACACCGGGCGTAGCGAGATGCCGTCGCCTGATTGCCTCTCGTTCTACCTTTTGTACTACCTCCTGCAGGCTGCCGTGGCACTTTGTGTCATGCTGGCGTGGGGGTTTGTGGAGGAGAAGATGGGGGCGAGGGCATGAGCGCCGCAAGCAACGGAGGCCCTGTTCGGCCGGGTACTGCTTGGTCCGATCCCGACGAGCGGGAAGCCTTCTTCCCTGCTGCTGGAGCAATTCGGGCTACTGAGCGTGTTCTCACCGAAGACTTGCAACCCGACCCGATCGCGTTGAGTGAGCGGCTACCAGGGGGTGGCGACATTCTCAAGGCCGGGCCGTGCTCTCTCGCCTGGCTTGGCCGTGAACTCCCAGGGGGGTACTGGGAGTGGGAGCTGGCAGACCTTTGCTTCGCCACTCTTTACACCCACTGGCTCCCCGCCAGCGTCCGATACCTGCCGGCGAGGGTGGAGCTGTGACCGAACACGACCCCACAGGCCGCGACCAGCACGAACCCGGTGCGAAGCTCGATGCCGGCAAGCCTCGCCCCGCCCTGGTGCTGGGCGGTTTCGTTCACGCCCTGAAGGCTGTCACTGAGGTCGGCACGTTCGGTGCCGCGAAGTACACCGACAACGGCTGGCGAACAGTCCCTGATGGCCCGCAGCGCTACACCGATGCCATGCTCAGGCACTGGCTGGCCGATCCTGACGGCCTTTCGTCGGACCTCGACAGTGGCCTGGCCCATGCTGCGCACCTGGCATGGAATGCCCTGGCGCGACTGGAGCTGATGTTGGCGGAGAAGCGGAAGCTGCAAGCGATGTTGGACGAGGCGTTGGGGCAGAGCAACGCGGAGAGCGCTGAGCGATCGAGGCGCCGTGCGCCGGATGCCGGGTTGGGCCCGCTGCCAACCAGGGAGTTGGCGGACCGCCTGCCCAAGCTGGGCCAGATCGACTGGAGCCGGGTCGGGCCGTTCCTATGACCCTCACCCTTCGCCGCGGCGACTACCTGGAGGCGCTGCGCACCCTGCCGGCGAGGGTGGAGCTGTGAGCACTTTTGATGCTGGCGAGGAAGTAATCAGGCGAATTGAGGAGTTGACGGATTCCGTTAAGCGTCTGAACCTCATCCCGAAAGAGATCGTCCTTGGCAGAGCTGCGTGGAGAGCGCTGAGGTTGTTTTACCTGTTTCACCTGTTCAACTACTGCGAACGCCAGCCCGAGCAGTTCACCTTTAACGGCCTTCCAGTGACCAGCCTGCCGTCGGGCTCCGACCCGTGGCGCGTTGATGTGCGATCCTCGGCTCGGAGGGGGTAGCCAAATGACTACTGAACCCAGCAACTCCCCGATAAGCCTCGCGGATCTCATTGACGCCGAAAACCCTCCGCAAATGTACTACGTGCCGGATTCCAGGGGCTTCGAGCGGAGAATTCGCCGACACATCCGCGCAAACCGTCAAACCCCAGGCCCCACCGCGCCAACCCCGGAAACCTGAGGCAGAACCTGGCCTAGGCGCGTGGAGATCGACCACCCTACAGACGACGCGAAGCTCCCGAGTTACCACCACCCGACCCTGCGTGCCGTTGAGCCGCAACTGCGGAAGGCTTACCACGTCTGGACGGGGCTGACGGGGGAGGACGGCAACGGCAAGTCGATCAAAGAGCTGTACTTGCCAAAAGAGCCACGGGAGCCCCTCGACGCCTACGAGGCACGCCTCAAGCGCTCCGTGTTCTGCCACTTCCTCACGGAAGCTATTGTTGGCCTCGCTGGTGTGCTAAATAGTTTCACGCTGGCATCGCCTCCGAAGTCGATGGAAGCGAGACTACAGAATATCGACGGCAAGGGCAACTCTCTTAAAACGTGGTTACTTGATGCCAATTCTCTTATGCTTCGCGATGGAGCGCTGTGCATTCAGGTGGAGATGCCACCTAATGAGGCTCGGAACAATAAAGACGTACTCGATAATGGAATTGCTCCTTACCTTGTAAAGAGGGAGCGGTCTAAAGTCATTAACTGGAGATTTCACGAAGATGGCAAACTTGACTGGGTGATCTTCCTGGAAGCAGCGCAGGAACCTGACGGGTCCAAATACGGGGTTAAGATCGTGTACCAGTATCGCGTAGTAGGCAGGGGCTATCAGCAAGTCTTACAGCTGAAACGTGATAAGTCGGGCAAGTTTACCGTTGTAGAACAGCCAAAAATTGAGATCCTCAACAGCAAAAGAGAACTCGCCGACCGCGTGCCCGTGGTGTGGTACCCGTCCAAAGAAGCGGACTTTGGCGAAGGTGAATTGCCGTTGCAGCAAGCAATTGACTTATCGGTCGCTTACTTTCAGAAGCTGTCGGATCTATGGGAGAAGGATCATGCTTGCAATGTAATTATTCCTGTTATTGCGGGCCAGCTTCCGCTCGCACCAGGGCAGGAGCACAATGAACTGGTGATCGGCAACAATTCGGCGATTTTCCTGGAAAACGGCGGAACCTTTAACCTTGCAACTGCTGACCCCGGCAGCATGGCGGAATCGAGGGCGCAGATTCAGGATATCGAGCGAATGATTGCCACACAAGCATTAAACTTCCGTTACGGCGATCCCGGCAACACTAAAACCGCCACACAAGCGGGAATGGAGGGAGCGCAAACGGAAAGCAAGCTCCGCGATTCCGCTGATCGGATGGCCAGCATGATGGAGGAGGTGATGCGCGTTTGGTGCATGTTCACCGGTGAAACGCTGCAACCTGACGCGGGCCTGTCGATGGCACCCAGCGTCTTCGAGCGGCCACTCGACGCCCAGGGCATCGCCCAGCTGCAAAGGCTCACCGGCGACGGCCAGCTCCTCAGCTCGCTCACAGCCATCACGGAACTCTCCCGCCGTGGCATCTACCCAGCCCTGGACAAACCAGAGGATGAGGTGACGCGGATCAACGAGGAACAGGCTGCCGCCAGTGACGTGGGGGTGAGCGACGAATTGCTGTTGCAGTGATGGCGGTGAAGGATGGAAACCTGAGGGGACCCCAACTTTCCCACCATGGACGAGTTCACCACCGCGGCACAGGAGCCTGACGAGGCGATGCAGGAGCCCTTTGAGGCGCTGGCTGACGACATCGAGGAAACTATTGCTACCTTCACTACCATATTCCATGACATCGACGTTCGCGATGTTCTCAAGGCGTTGATTGCTGTCGCTATGGGGTACCTGCACGCGGAAGACGATGAGGATGACGAAGATGACGAAGATGACGAAGATGACGAAGGCGAGGTGTAACAAATGGCGCCAGAGATTCCAGCGCCCCTGCGGATAGTTGGCATAGTTGACAGCTACAGCAGGGAGCTGGACAAACTGGAGGCCCGTAGCACAAGGAACATCCGAGCAATCCTGCGTCGATCGCTGGCGCAGGTGCTCGGCTCTCTTCGCTACAGCTACCGCCAGTACACCAACGCCCTCGGCGCCCAAGGCCGCGACCCCGCTGGAAACCGGATCCGGCGGCCCGGCGAGTATGGCATCCTCGACTCAAGCGCCAGGCTCGGGCAGATCTACAGCGACGCGGCGGGGTTCCTGTCAGAGTCGGAGATCAGCCAATGGCAGGCGCTCCACCAGCGCGACCTCGCCGAAGCGGCTGCACTGGGCGGCCGGCTCGGGCAGGAACTCGCCGACCTGGCCGACCGCTCCCCTGGTGGGGCGTTCCAATTCGCAGCCGCTGACCCCGCCGTGCTCCGTGCTGCAGCGCTGCGAACCGGGGCCTATATTCGCGGCGAGGGGGTGAAGTTCCGGGACGACCTGGTGCGGATCGTCGGCACCGGTGCAGCGCGAGGACTCGGGCCCCGCCAGCTGGAGGCCGACATCCGGAAGCTCCTCCGCGGCGCCCGTGACCCCAGGGGCCTGAACCGCCGGATTGGACTGGAGCAGCGCGCGGCGCTTGTCGCCACCTCTGAACTTTCGAACGTCTACGCCCAAGCGACACTGGCCAGGGCCCAGCAGCGGGGCGACAACTACGTGCGGGTGCTCGCCTCGAATGATGAGCGGGTGTGCCCGGTGTGCGCGTCCCGTAATGGCCGGGTGTTCCCCGCCGATCGCGTCACCCTGCCGTTTCACCCGAAATGCCGTTGCGTTGCCGTGCCGGTGCCGAACGAGGCGGTGCAGGAGCGGGACCTTTCGGTGCGGGGCATCCTGTTGGACAGCGAGCGATGGCGGGCGGAGCACGAGCGGGGTGTGGAGGCTTACGCGAAGGCGAAGGGGTTGGACATGGAAAAGGCCCGGGCAGATCTTGCCAAGGCCCTGAGAACGCCTACGCCAGCGGAGAAACGACTGTTTCCGAAGAATCCCCTGCCGCTGGTGGAATCGGTTCCGTTGTTCGATTAGGGAGGCGCTACTTGAACAGATCTTGCGAGAAGTAAACCGGGAAACAACGCCTCCCGGCGGGGCGATGGGGTTTAGGCAGTGACGGGCTGCGAGTCGTAGGTGGCCACCGCGGGGAGGGAAGGCTCGGGGACGGGGCCGGTCGCCAGCAGGGGCACTACGTTCTCCTCATGGATCACGAGGCAGTTGTTGACGCGGAGCAGCTTCACCATGGCACCAGGCTCCAGGCCAAGCTCACCGATGTAGGCAGCCCCTACGACAACGGCGCCCCTGGGGCCAACGGTGGCCTTCCAAGACGGGGGTTTGCCGGTCCTGCCGGTGCCGGAACTGCGGGCGCTGGGGGTGATGAAGCCCAGTGCGATATTGAGAGCGCGGGTGAAGCCCCTGGTATCGGGCTTGTCGCCCTTGGTGGTGTAGCCACATGCCGTTGCCAGGTCCTCGACCGGCAGCGGTTTGATGCTGTCAACCTTGGCAATGAGATCCTGCCCAGTCAGGCGAGGGGCGGGCGTGGTGGTTTCTTCGGTCATTGGTCGGCGGTGGGTGAACCGGTTTGCTCTGCCATACTACCAGTGCGGACCTACAACGGCATGGAAGAGACCCCACAACTCCCCCCAGATCTACAGCTGTTCCTGGCGGCGCACAACACGCTGGCAAACCGCGACCCGGAAATGACACGGGATGTGCTCCGGGTTACCACGGAGACCCTGCCGCACTCGGAACAGATCAAGGTCGCCAGGATGCTGCACAGTTCCACTTCGCCTAATGGTAGGGCATTGTTACAGAAGGTAATGAGGGGCGACGCGTGATGGGAGATGAGTGCTACTATTCAGGAGTCGGAAGCAAACCCGACAGCCACACAACCGCAATCAGGCAATGACTAGCACTCTTTTCCGCGCTGCTGGCTACCTAGCTGGCCATTCCGTTCGCCTCGCTCGACAGATCGACTGGCAAGAGGTCGGCGCCGTCGCGCTGGAAGCGCTCAAAATCGCGATCGTGCTCACCCTGCTGGCGGGCCGCGCCACTCGCTGGGTGTGGGACTCCCTGCCCAGCTGGAGCGAAGCCCTCGGGCGCTGGTACTCCTCCTCCCTGGTGGGAGAAGCTGAGCCCACCGGGGAGGAGCCCGCTGCGCCCGCCCTCGTGGCTCCCGTGGCCCCTGCCCCTGCAGCGCCGGCCAGGCCCGCCTCTCCCGCCCATGCCGCGGCTGCTATCCGGGTGCGGCGTCATCGCGCGGCATTCTGGGCAACCCTGCAGCAGGTGGGAGCATGAAGCCGCTGTTGCTCTTCAGGGCCGTCACCACGGGTGGCACCCTCGAACTGTGGGCTTCCAGCTCCGGGGAAGCAGTCGACCATGCGCTGGAGCTATGCGGCCCTGGCGCTACGCTCATCCGCTGCCAGCGGGAGGGTGACTGGTGAGCACTCCTGAGACACCGGGCGAGCTTCTCGCCATGCAGATTCTGTCAATACCCGACTTCCCAGGCGTCCCCGTCGACGCGGTCGGCAACGTGATGGAGCTGCTCACACAGGGCGGCACCACACCGGAAGAGTATCGGCTGATTGCGCTGGCGATCCTCGACCTCCTGATCGTTCACCACGAGGAGGCGTGCGACAGGCTCTCCAGAGTGCAACTCACCGAACTGGATGCACGGCTCGCGCTGATCTTCTGGGCCGGCGACCTGGCAATACTGCGCCAGGCTGCCGCCATGGTGGACAATCTGGCAATGCTGGGCGCACAGGAGGAGGAGACATGAGGGAGAAGGTTCCTACATCTGCGGCCGGAGGCGGAAACATGAAGCACCCGCCTCTGTCGTCGATGCCTCTCTACGTCGGCATCACAACCATGTCCTTCGCGGCCGTGCAGCAAGCGCCGACCGTCCTGGGGGTGAGTCTGACCCTGCCGCCGGAGATCCCCGAGGGTGGCGAGCTAAAAGTGCTGTGGCACGAGGACGACCACATCCGCCAGGAACGCAAGATCGTTTGGGTGAGGGAGGCGTGATGCCCTCACCCACCACCGGCGAAACGACCGCTGCTGTCGCGCTTGCAGGTACGGGCCATGGGAACCGGAGGAGTCTGGTTCAGGTTTCCAGCCTGATCAGCGCTTCCGCTTCTTCCCAACCTTCGACGCTTCGCTCAGAGCGATGGCGACCGCCTGCTTCCGGGAGGCCACCTTCGGCCCCTTGCCGGGGCCTGGCTTGCTGGTGTGGAGGGTGCCGCGTTTGAACTCACCCATCACGGTGCGGACCTTGGCCTGGGCTTTGGTCGGTTTCTTCTTGGCCATGGGAGAGGGTGCGATCGAGGACGATGCGGGCGGAGCCATCGGGGCGGACGGCGACCACTCGATGGCGGCGGGGCTCGCCGTTACGGGGGCGGAGCCGGCGGCCTACGGCGGTGACGGGGGAGGGCATGGGGTGGTGGGAGGGGGACGGCTTAGGTTTCCGGTCAGCGGCGGCGAGAGCGGGGTTCCCTGAATCCGGGGCGCAACATTTGGTCAAGCTCGATATTCGCGACTGGATCTCCGGTCCTGTAAACCTTCTGCGCTCTAATAGCTGTTGCTCGCTTTTGCCACTGCTTTTTATTTTTTCTCATGACCCGCGGTCCCACCTCAAGCTGGTTTCGCATTGCACGCTCTAGCCTTGCATTCCCGCCGCTGGAGGGTGTCGGCTTCAGCTTAATTCTTGCTGCTTGTTGCTCTGCATTTCTTGAGCGTTCTTTTAATCTATTAACTTCATCCCGCAATTTTACAGCCTGCTGCATTTTTGCGTGCATTCTATCCCGTTCTGCAGTTTTTACTCCTTGAGTGTAGAAAGCGCTATCCTTGGACCTGTATTCTTTCTCTAATCTTGCAATTTTCACTTCTAATGCCTTGGCGCGGCTTGCACTTTTGACAGCCCCTTTTTCCAGTGATTGCTTCCTGGCCTCTGCACTAGAAATCGGCGTTGCCGGTCTTGCCGCTTTCCCCTTCAACGCCCCCGGCTTCAACCCCCTCGGCTTCCCGACAACACCCGACCGCTGCAGCGACATCCTCGCCACCACCGCGCCACGCTTGTTCCCTGCCGCGGTCTTGAGCCTGCCCCCTCGGGCCGTGGCGCCCTGGCCACCTACCGACGTGATTCGCCCCGCGTTGTCCCGTGTCAGGCGGTTCCTCCCTCTGGTGGGAGGCTTGGCAGCCTTTGCCTCGCCCCCGCTGGAGCTGGTGCCACCAGAGGCGAAGCGCCCCCGGTTATCACGCTTGTAAGTTCTGGCCATGGCGTAGGCGACGGTCCTACCCTAGGTTTCCTACTTCTTCCTCCGGCCGCGCTTTTTCTTTGGTGGGGGGTTCGCGTTGCGGGGGCCTGGAATGATGTTGCTGGCAGCCTTCTTTTTCGGCTTACCAGGGCCCATGAACGCCATCTGGTTTCCATAGATCTTCAGGGCCTTCTTACCCTTCTCGCTGCCCTTTGCCGCCAGTGCAGCGGCTCTCTCGGCACGCCTGCGGACGACTGGCATCCCGTACTTTGTGCCCATCGACTTGATGGTTATTCCGGCCAGGTCGCCGTCAATTCCCTTCTTGTTTCGATCGGCCATGGCTCGGGCAACCATTCGCCCCGTCCAGTTCTTCGTCTCATTAGCACGGCCTTTCAGTGATTTGAGGTCATCACTCATCCCCTTGACGGCGCCTCGTATCTGCCGGTCACCTTGCGCCATCCGTCCGTCGAAAGTAGCGGGCCTGTAGGGGCGGATCGTGTTGACGGGCTTCTTGAGCAGGGGTGTGCCGGTGCGCTTGATCGTGTTCTTCGCGCTGGCCTTTGGCCGGCTTCCGCTCCCTCCCTTGCTGACCGGCCGCCGCACCTTCCCGCTCGGGCCCGCTGGCCGCTGCACCTTGGCCAGTTGCGTGGCCCGCTGCTTGCCGCTGGCGGTGCGCAGTCTGCCGCCCCTCGCCGTTGCGCCATTGCCGGTGCCCGTGATCCGCCCAGCGTTATCCCGCGTCAGGCGGTTCGCGCCCTTGCTCACAGCCCTGGCGGCGGGCTTAGCGCTGCGAGTGCTCCCACCAGAGGCGAATCGGCCGTTGGCATCGCGCTTGTATTGCCTGGCCATCAGCGCCCCATCGCTACATCAGGTTTCCAGGGAGAAGCGGAAACCTGAGGCAACGGTCACCGTGTCATGCCGCTAACGATTCCGCCACTCCTCTCGCCGTGGCGTTCCACCGATCGCCTGAAGGTTCTGGAGTACGCGAATTGGCCCGCATCGAATCATAACGTTTCGGTGCTAACCCAGGCGATGAATCGCGTTGCGGATACCCTGCCCGATCAAGTGACGCAGGCACAGGGCTGGATCGATCAAGCGGAAAGACTGCGGCAGGACTGGGAGGATCAGATCGAGGATGGAACAGCTCACATCGGCAATGCTGCCGAGTATGAGGGGCCCCGGCCTGGCGCCACCATCACCCAGGATGACAGACAGGTGAAGCTCGATGTGATCGAGTGGGCGCCGCATCCCGACCTGAAGATTCGCACCGTGACCGGCGGCAGGGCTGACGCCACCGCTGGGGGGCTGACGCAAGGGCTCATCGCGAATCTCCGGCTGCGGGTGCTTCAGTCGATCGGGATCCAGGCCGCGCCAAACCTCAGCGGTGGCGGCACAAGGGTGGTGAGGAGCTGAGCCCGGAAACCTGAGGAGACCGGGGGAGATGGATGGCACGCACCTACAAGCGCGATAGCAGGGGGCGATTCGCTAGCGGTGGCAGCGCACGGAGCACCCCGAAGACCCGCGTGGTGACGGGTGCGAGGGCTGTGAGCGGCGGCAAGAACCGCCTCACCCGTGACAATGCTGGCAGGATCACCAGTGTTGGCGGCCAGGGTGCTACCGCTCGCGGGGGGCGGCTGCGAACCGCCAGCGGAGCGAAGCGCGGGGCTGTAATAGTGAGGATGAACAGCACCGGCGGGAAGCTGCGGAAGCCGATCGGCGGGGGCGCCCGGATCAGCCGCGCTGAGCCCCTGGCGACCGGCGGCACCCTGGCGGCCCGCTCGTCCCTGGCCCGTGCGAGGCGGAAGCTGGCCGAGAACGCCACGCCAGCGCAGCGGGGAGCGGTCACCAGGGCGAAGAAGTACGCGGCGCAGTCCTATGACAGGAACACGCAGCCGAAGACGTTTGGCAGGCCCGCCAGTGTGATGCGGAAGCGGCCACCGGAGGCGCCGCTGCGATGGCAGGTTGGGGGTGGGAAGGGGGAAAACATGCGCGATAAAGATACTCGTCAGCAAAAAATTAATCAAGAAAGCGTTAAATCACTGCTAGCGGCAGGCCGCGCAGTAGCAGTTTATCCGAAAAAGGGAATCGTTGTAATCGACGGCTTTCAAAGGCAAAAAGTATCTAAAGCAATGGCGGCAGCTTTAGGCAAAATAGTCAAAGAACATTTACCGTCTCGCCCCCGCTAACCATGCCCCGCAACAAACCCCCCGGCCTCTACGCCAACATCGCCGCCAAGCGCCGCCGGATCAAAGCCGGCTCCAAGGAACGCATGGCCCGCCCCGGCGAGGCAGGCCGACCGACCGGTGCGGCGTTCAAGGCCGCGGCGAAGACGGCGGGGAAACGCCGCCGCATACCCCGCCGCTAACCATGCCCTCCCCCTTCTCCCCCTACGCCAACCTCCGCATCCTCATCCCCAGGCCCGCAGCCTCGCTCAACTTCCGCGGTGGCTCGCCCCCATCGAACGGGCACTGGCTCATCCACTGCTACGCCAAGGGCCCCACCACAGGCGCCACTGATCTCCCCACCGTTTCCCCCAGGGTTCGCAGCCTCGCCGGCTACATCACAGCATGGGCGCTGCTCCCCACTGGTGGGAACTGGCTCGCCGCGACAACCGGCTTCACATGGGAAACCACGGGCACCGCGCCATCGGGTCTGCGCATCGGCATGGGCGGACGCGGGTTCCTCGGGGCGCTCCCTGATCTGCCCACCAAGACCGGCACCTGGCAGGAGGGTGAGGCCACCATCACCAGCCTCTCGGGGCAGTTCGGCCCTGGTGGGATCGGCGCACAGATCCGGGCGCAAGCGGGCGATGCGATCACAATCGAACTGCAGGTCGCCGCCTGATGAGCGTCACGGTCAAGCTCGATTCCAGCAACTTCAGGGCCAAGGCCGAGCAGACCGCTCAGCGTGCCGCGCAGATCACGATGGGCGAACTGTCGGCGGCCTTTCAGCAGTCGTTTACCGCCGTAGCTTGGACCTGGCCCCGCCGGACCGTGCGGAGCGGGGGAGAGGTTGCCGGCAGCCCGCGGAACCTGATCGATACCGCCAACCTCCGGCAGTCCCACAGCTGGGCCATGACCGGCCCCTATGAGGCCACCTTCAAGTGGGGCGCCAGATATGCCACCGCTGTCCACGAGGGGGCCCACATCCGCCCCTGGGGGAACGAGGATGCTGATCTGGTGTACCTGCCGCCGCGGCCCTGGTGTCGCGCCACCCTTGGGCTGGAAAACGTCGATGGGGTGGTGGTCTACAAACTGGATGAACGGCTGCGCAACGTCTGGATGGGGTACCTCAAGGTTGGGGGGTGACCCGGAAACCTGAAGCACCACCACCGTCCCCTGCCGTGAAGCTCCCCTTCCGCACCTCGCCAACCATTACCACCGAAACCGTTTCGGCGGTGGTCAATGGCCAGAAGCTGGAGCTCGACTTCCCCGTCATCGGGGCCATCACCGTGGGGGAGTCGAACGTCATCAACGATCACCAGCATCGTGCCGTCTTCTTCCGGCTTTGCATGGAACTGGCGGATGCCATGCTCACCGAAGGGACTGCTGAGCGGATCCTGCAGGAACGCGGCGACACCGCCGATGGGGCCACCGCTGAATCCACCGCCGAACTTTCGGCGCTCCGGATTCTCTCCCGCACCGCCGGGATCCCCACCCAGCTCGATGCAGCCGAAACCCGCGCGCGGATCCATCACAGGGGCCTGGTGACCAGGGCTAGGACTGAGATGGACACGGAGAACGCAGCGCTCCAGTGCCGAACCGCAACGGCGCTCATCTCCCGCCGGTTGCCCGGTTGCGAGGGCTGGCAAGAGGCCGATACCGAGGGGTTGCCCCTCGCGCTCATCGCGGCGATCAACGAATTCGCGGCGCGGGAACAGAACGGCGGCGCTCCGGAGCGCACGGCAGAGGAGATCCTCGCGGAGATGGCCGAAACGCTGGGAAAGCGCGATCCGGCCGGGGACCCCTCGACCCACCAGACTGGGAAGACCTCTTCTGGCGATGCCGGGAACTCTGGCCCCATGCCCTCGAGTTCGGACCCGATCGATTCGCCGACCTCCCAGCCCCCTACGTCTACCAGGCCATCGCGAAAGGCGAAGAGCGACGGCTGAGGGACCTGCATGATGCAGAGAAGCCCATCGCTAACCTGCACTGGCGGCTCATCGCGGTCAACGCCACCAAGGCGGAGGACATCCCGCCGGTAGAAGATCTCTTCGTATTCCGCCAGCGGCAGCCCGGAGAGCTTCCCCCGGCGGCTGCAGGCGCTGCGATGCTCGCACTCGTGGCGCTCGATCAATGCCCGCCGTTCGCGCTGGCGTTCTACGAATCCCTGGCCGCCGCGGGAGGGGACCAACCGGCCCCGCCGCGCCTGGCGCTCATCGCCGAGGACGCCATCCTGTTGGCCCCCACGCCTTCCCCTGGTGGGTGGAGCGGGTTCCTGATTGCGGATTGCTCGGCAGCGGGCCAGGTTCGGGCGTTTCATCTCCCTGGGGAGGAGGAGTCGATCGCGCGGCTTCTCGTGCCGCCTCCCGCCGACGGATCAGTGGCAGGAGTGTGGGCGGCGGAACGCTCCACGCTTCCCAACGGCTGATCTCGTCGTAAACGTGCTTGACTGCAGCTTCGGCGGCCATGACGGTGGCGTAGTACCCGAGGCTCCAGCGCCGGCCGCGGTACCAAACCCTTGCCTGATACGGCCGAGAAGACGCCAACGGGTGAAACGAAACCCCTCGCGGGTAGCAGCTCACAGGATCGGGGCGCGGTGGGGGTTACCACAGGTTTCCGATTAAGCCGCTAGGGCGGCTTGCTGGCGTGCGGACTGCTGAAGATGAAGCGTTCATCAACCCAATGGGCCAACAAGTTTTCGAGCAGGCACTCGGCATCGAGTTGTACGTGCAACCGGTAAGGCTGGAGTTTATTGATTTTGATTTGATTGTCCCTAATTCCGGCTTTGGTGTCGGCAAGTTTATGGACGGCACTACTCTCACTCCGCAAACTAACCGCGTAATTGCGGCGGGTGCTGGTGACAATTACAACATCTTTTCCGGCACACCCAAGGCAATCACCAAAGCCGCCGTCGCAACCGGAACAGCGACCCTCACGTTCGCCGCAGCCCACGGGATCACGGTCGGTGGCACGATCATCGTGAGGGATCTGCCAGCGCCGTTTACTGCCCTCAATGGCGTCGCGGTTGTCACCGCTGCCACTACGTCAGCGCCGTTCACCCTGGCCTTTACCACTACCGCGGCGACTATTGCCGAGGCAACTGTGACGGCCGGTACCGCCATGTCGGGTGCCCTGAAGCTCGATGGAACTGATCCGCCGTTTCGCCTGCAGGGCCTCAACAACTGCTCGGAGCAGCGGGGTGCTAACGAAGAAACTACCACCCTCTACGACTCAAGTAATCTCGGCTTTTCGCAGGGGTTAACTGTATCGCAATCGGTGACCTGGTCAGTTGCTGGCATGGTGAACTACAGTGACCCGGCTTATTGGGTTATCTACTATCACTCCCTTAGCCTTTCGGATCAGCAGATCCTGCTGAAATACGTGCGAATCAACAAGAAAGGCATTGCTAAGTACGGATATGGGAAAATATCCGAGTGGAACGAACCGGCGGAAGCGGCAACCCTTGTCAAGTACAACAACAACCTCGTCGGCTACGGCCCCATGGCAGTAGATAAGCCCTACTGAACCTGCTCGCTCATCATCGCCCCAGCCGTTTCCGCGGTCGGGGCTTTTTGCTGCCACCGCGGTGGCAGGTTCTGCCGCATCGCCCAAGCAGTGGCGGCACGCTGCACCTGCCAGGACTGCAGAAGCATTTTGCACAGCCTTTGAAGCACCGCCGGGTCTGTGGTGTTGTCGATCGCGCGGCTCATCCGCTCCAGCTCGAAGGACTGGGCGGTGGTCAGGGACATGCCGTCCATCGGCGGGTGGCGGGGTTCCTGCAGGTTTCCCGGAAACCTGGGGTAGTACCGGTGCCACCGTGACGCTGCCGACGACTGCTGAGGGGATCTACGACCTCCTGGTGGGCGATACGGCCGTGCTCGCTGCACTGGGCACCTACACCAGCGACACGGGCGCCACGGGCCCCGCCATCGCCGTGCTGGCCGCGAATGAGAAGCTCCCCGAGGGGGTGGCCGTCAGCGGGATTGAACTCAAGATCACCCGCATCCCAGGGTTCGCCCCGCAGGCTCTCATGGATGCCACCGTGACGAATCCGACATGGCGGATCTACGCGATCGGCTGGCAGACGGCTGACGGGCTCCAGGCGATGGCGGAGCGGCTCATGGCGCTGTTGCCAGGCGCCACCGCGGCAGATGTGGCCGGTGACGCCCCTGGCAGCGGGATCGGGGTGCTCGATCAGGTAGTCATCCGCTGGACGAATCCAACAATCGCGGTAACAGCATGAGCAACGGAGACTTCACTTATACAGTTGGTGGCGACTTCTCGCAGATCCTACGGGGGTTCGCGCAGCTGGAAACAGAGGCGGGAAATGTTGGCAAGTCAATCGGGAATGAGCTTGATAAAGGTGTCCAAGAGGGCGTCGTCAGCTTTGGTAAACTACAGAAAGAACTTAGGAGGCTCAAGGATGAGCGAGCCAAGCTGCCGGTTGATTCGTCTGAGTACAGAGAAGCGGAGCAGAGAATCGCGGCGATCGGCAAGGCTATTGGCGACCTGAAAAGAAAAAAGGTAGAACTGGATGCGGATCCAGCGATTAGCGATCTCAGGGTACTTGATGCTGCAGTGCAAGGTATCGCTTTTTCGCTCTCCAATGCTGTAGTCGACGCTGCCGCCCGTGCGATGGCGGCGCTTGGTGGGCTCATCGGCGATTACGCGAAGCTTGACACTGAGATCAGGAAAGCAGCCGGTGCGGCAGGAGAAACCGGGGCCTATGAACGGATAGCGGCCACCATCGACAAGGTCGGCATCGATGCCGCCGGGACCACCCTGGAAGTAGCGCAGCTCTACACCGAGCTGGTGCGCGGTGGGATGAGCATCGATCAGGCAAATGCCAGCTTGAGCGCGATCGTGCGGGGCGCGGAAGCTACCGGCACATCGTTTGACACGATGGGCAGAAACGTATCCGCCTCGCTGAAGGGCTTCGGCCTCGAAGCGGAAGACGCAACCCGTGTGGTTGACGCCATGGTGCAGGGCGCTAACGCCAGTGCCAGCAGCGTCGAAGGGATGGGCATGGCGTTCAAATACGCGGCGCCCGTCGCAAGGATCCTGGGGCTTTCGATCGAAGACCTCGGGATTACAGTTGGCCTACTTACAAATGCAGGGATTGACGCCTCTGAGGCTGGTGTAACCCTGCGCAATGGCCTCTCGAAGCTCGCCAGCGCTGCCCCGCAGACGGGCGCAAATGTGCAGAAGCTCAGCGGACAGGCCGCCGATGCAGCGCGGGCGATGCGAACGCTTGGCGTGGACATCTATAACGCAGATGGCACCTTGAAGCCGATGCAGGAAACCCTGCTGCAGCTCAAGGGTGCGTTTGACAAACTCGCACCAGCCGCAAAAATTCGGCTAGCGGCAAGCCTCTTTGGCGGGGAAGATGACGGGACAAAATGGCTGGCTCTGCTGAATCAGAGCGAAGAAGAGATAAAGAAAATGAGCGCCACGATGGCGAACACCAAAGGCGCCACCGATACGGCTAGGGATGCGATGCAGGGTTTCGAGTTGCTGATGAAGCAGCTCGGCGGGACCGTTGACTCGATCAACAACACCCTGGCCGGAACCGCTGCGACGGCACTACTGCCGCTCATCAACGCAGCCAATGCCGCGGTTGGGGCGATCGCGCTCCTCCCCGGCCCGATCAAGCAGACTGCCGCCGCTGCCATCCTCCTCTCTGGTGGGCTCATCGCGGCCAGGACCTCAGCGCTCCTGTTCCAGCAGGCGATGAATGCGGCAGCAGTCCGAGAGGCGGCGCAGGGGATCCTGCAGCTCGGCGGAGCATTACGGGGGCGGCTGGCGGCAGATCTCGCGATTGCAGCAGCAGCGTGGGGCAGAATGACCCTGGCCGTGGTGGCATTCGATCGGGCGAGTATCTCCATCCCCAGCGTCGCCATGGCGGTCAAGGCAAGCCTCGTCAGCGCGGCGACTGCTGGCACAACAGCATTCAAGGGGCTTACGGCAACGGTTACATCCGGAGCGTTACTGCAGGGGCTGCAGGCGATCACCTATTCAGCCAGGGCGGCCATCGCGGGATACCTGCCGTTGATCGTTGCCTTCGCCAAGTTGTCGGCTGGCGTTGCGGCGCTTGCGGGTGCTTACCTACTCTGGAAAGGCACCATGGAGGGGGCGGATCAGGTATCTAAAGGGCTTGAATCCACGAATAAATCAGTTGATGAATCTATTGCAAAACTTGGCGATAGTTTCGGGAAGCAAACCGTAGCAGTTGTCAAGACGCGCAACGCTTTTCAGGAGCTGTATCGCGCACAGACAGAGGGCAATGCACTCAACAGGCTGGGAAAGGAAATGGATAGCCTACAGGCCAAGTTTGATGACACTACAGACAGAGCCGTATTTTTCTACACTCAGCTCAAAGGGTCTGGATCTATCTCAGCTGAGCAGGTTGAGCAGGCGAAGAAAATGGCTTCCGCCCTTGACGTGCAAGCCAAGGCAGCCCGGAATGTGGCCAGCAGCTACCGGGTGCAGGCCGATGCGGAAAGCGCAAAGGGAAACGAGACACTGGCCCAGGCGCTGCGAATGCGGGCGAATCAGCTGGAAGCCACGGCGCGGGTACAAGGGAACCTTGCGGAGAGCACCAGGGAGCTCACGGGCCTCACCAAGGCGCAAACGGAGGCGGTGGTCAATGCTGAGCAGGCCGAGCGGAGTCGCCTGGCTACAGCGAAGCTGCAGGTCACCCAGCAGGAGGTGAGGATCGCCCGGCGACGGGAGGAGGGGCAGATCACGGCCGAACAGGCGCGAGAGGAAGAACGGTTGCTGGAGCTACGGGCCGCACAGGCGGAGCTTGAAGTGCAGCGCGGCAAGGTGCAGGCTGGTGGCGGGGCGGGTGGCCAGGCGGAACTTGACGCACGGCAGCGCGTCGCGGAGCTGGAAAAGCGAATCGCGGAGCTGAAAGTGCAAGGCACGGAGAATGCGCTGCGGAATTCGCAACGAGAGTATGACATCGCGGTAGAAACGCTAAATATCGCCAGAACACGCCTCGACTTAGAGACGCAAGCCGCAAACCTAATTGCTTCGAGGATTAGGGCGCAGCAGGATTACGGGAATGCGGAGCTAGCATTTCGGGCGGCTTACAACGACTTAGTGCAGAGCGAATTCAACGTAGACCGCGCGAGGCAGGATTACGCAATCCAAGCGGCCGAAAATCAGCTGCAACTTATGCGACTGCGTGGCGTCGGGGCGGGTGACATTGCCGCACAGGAAGCTTACATTGCAGACCTTAAGCGTGGATCCGAGGATATCGAGCGGCGGGCGCTAGAGTTCGCCATTGAAGGGGCAAAAGAGCGATTTAGGATAGAAGGAGAAATGCTGCGCCTTAAGCAGGCTCAGCAAGTCATTGAAGCCCAAAATGCCGAAAGAGCATCAAGGCAAAACGCAAACAAGCAACAGGGCGACCTTCTTGGCCTGAAGCGCCAAGCACTTGACCCAAGTCTTACACCCGATCAACTGTCAAACCTGGAAGAAGCTATTCGGCTGCAGCAACAATCTGTGGAACTTGCCAAGCAGCAGCAAGACGCAGACCGAAGCAGATACCAAGGCCTAGCAGGTATTCAGTCTTTAGAGCGCGATACTCTTCAGATGCAGCAGCTGTCAACCGCTAACGGATTTCGTGCGCAAGCCGCTGCGAAGGGATGGGAAAGCTCACTTCGCGGGCCACTGGATCGGCTGGACTCAGCAGCACAGGCCAGTGGTACGATTGCAGACGGCACTAGATCTATCTCTCGTGGTTTTATCTCCGCAGGCGGACAGGTTATTGAGTTTCGCGATACGGTTTATGGCATTAAAGATGCAACCGAAACAACCAGCCGCGCAGCTGGCTCCCTTGCCGGCGGATACGCTAACGCCAACGTGGAAGCCAAAGCCCTGCTCGATACCCTGCAGAAACTTGCAGCTACGAAACCCGCACGCTGGGCTGGTGGCCCCGTTGATCCGTCAGTCGCGTACCAGGTCAATGAGCTTGGCCAGGAATCATTCCTCTCCCCTGGTGGGATGCTCAGCCTCATCCACGCCCCCGCACGCGGCACCTGGCGCCCACCAGCGAGGGGTACCGTCCTACCGGCTGGCGTGACGGCTGGCCTCAAGGCGCAGGGTGCCTTTGGCGGGGCCCCCGCGGCGATCAGCGGAGGGGGCAGCGCCGCGGGCGATGCGATCGGAAACCTGGGGCAGGCCGTGCGGGAGCTGCGGGCAGAGGTGCGGGAGTTGCGCATGAAAACCTGGACGACCGAGGTCCGTGTGCCGGGCAACGCCGCGATCCTCGGCGCGATCGGCGGGCTATCCTGACCCATGCCGGTATCCACCGCCACAATCAGCTACGGCGGGACGACCTTCACGTTCCCCAACCTCACAGAAGCGCCCCTCTCACTGGAGGTGTCCGACGCCAGCAGGGGCCGGGTTGCTGAATCGCTGCGGGTGGTATCGCTGCTCAAGAAGGAGCAGGCGGGGACGTTGTGGACGCTCTGCAGGGCGTGGAGCGCTGCGAAGCTGCCGGAGGAGGATGCCGTCAAGACGGGAACCCTCGGCGCCACCGTGTCGGTCACGGCGACGGTTCCCGGCTGGTTTACGTGGTCAGCTCGCCCCTGCTGGATCATCGACGGGCCCTCAAGCACCGCGGCGGGGTCCTACCTGCGGACATCGATCGGCCTGGTGGATGCTGCCGCTCAGCTGGCGATTCGCCTCCGGGAGATCGAGGAGGGGCTCGAGCAGGAGGAGGCGTTGGGCCTCGGGACGATCACCCTGGGCGGCGCGGTCATCAACCTGACGGCCTACGCCGAAACACTCGGGGACCTGCCCCAGGGGAACCTCAGCCCCACGGGGGCCCATGTGCTCTCTGGCCCGCTGGTGGTGGAGGAGGTGCGAGAGATCAGGGGCTGGGTGACGGCTGCGCATCTCACCAGCCTCAGATCCTGGGTGATGACTTCCGTTGCCAGCACGCCAACAGTCGGGGCCTGGTGGCCGCGATCGTGGAGCACACCTGAGGCGTTTCTGCGCACCAACGCTGGGGTGGTGGCCGTCGCCTACCGGGTGCAGCTGACGGTGTTTAAGGTTCGCGGATGACCATCGACACACGTCACTACGCCTGGTGCTCGCTCGGGCCCCTCGCCGCCCCACCAGCGGGGGCGACAACCCTGGCGGATGATCATGTTCAGCGAAAGGGGGTGGTCACCACCAGGGGGACGGTCATCCTGCAGGGGATGCACCGGCCGGCCGCGGGGACGCCCGTGGCGCTGGCCTATGGCAATGGGGTGTGGGTTGCGAGGGTTCCCAAGCGGCTGCGGGTGCTGAGTTCGTTCGCCGATCCGCTGCGGGGGATCACGACGGTCAGCGTGGGGTGTCTGTTCGCGTATCACGAGAACCGGAAGCCGCCGGTTGAGGTGTTTGAGGAGATAGCGCAAAACAGTACACTAACGCACGCAATAAGTAATACATTTGCCGGCTCGGGAAGCAGCTTGCCGGTTGGCGTATCAAATAGCGCAGCTGTTTACGAAAACGTGCGAAAGAAAGTTGTCTTACCGATGCGCGCTTCGTGGGTTATAAATAGAATTATCACTGGGCTAGGTCTTACCCTAGCCTCTCCGGTTCCGTTTGAGATTTATAGATCCGTTGACGAATGGGACACGTCGGCGGGCTATGTAGAAGAACTTGATAGAATTGTTCAATCAGCCGGATATTTTTGTTGGATCAATGACGACGAAAAGGTAGAGTTTGTTTTCAAAGGGGGAAACTCTGCGCCCGGCCCTCTGATTCTCGGTTCGCGCATTATTGACATGCAACCGGTAAACGTTGGCGAAATGCCAGGTGATGCGGTTTATGCCAAATTTACATCCACAAAACTTACGCGGCCGAGGCCCAAGGATCCAGAAAAGCCGGATGATCCAGAAGATCCCGAAGATCCGCCAAGCGATGAAGATAGGCGGAGAAGTTGGGAATGGGAAAAAACCGATGGCGGAGCGGTGCAGATTATTCATACTTACACAAAACCCAACGGAACCACAGAGAAAGAATATGCGACTTTTGTGGATTATTCGTATTCTGAGACACGGTATGACGCTAAGGACAGGGCAGTATTCAGGCGGGAGGTTAAAAATGGGCCCACGGGCGAAAGTATAACGATCACGAGAACATTTTATGACCCTAGCAGTACGTCACCACGGGAGCAAGTAACAGAAGAGTTTTCGCCGGTCGCTAATGTGGCTAGCTCTTGCGGGTTTGAGGGCAACCTCAGCCAGCTTCGGAGCCTTGGTTCTCATCGGTCTCGGACCGTGTCTATTGCCTATGAAAAAGACAGATCCACGGGAAACACTCTTACAAAAACAAGGCAGCATGTGCCATACATAAATACCCCTTTCGGATCTGACATTATATCCAGACTCCGAGAGGAGCGCAGGCCAAGCGAGCCAATTCAAGAACTGATAGACCAGGCCTCTGAACTTGTTCCCTATGGTGGGAGCGTGCAGATCAGGACTGAGCGCGACTTCGGTGCCCAAACCAGGCCGAGGCAGCAGGAGAGGAATAAGGATGACCTACGGAAGAGGCAGGGACAAGCGGGGCAGGATGATGAAGAACAGCGAGAACAAGAAACTAGGTTTGTCTGGGAAACTATTTCTGATACGGCTCAAAATGCTATCGAGTTGAGCCCACCTTACGTGTCTGACGACTATACAATTATAGAAGCCGTCTCCTCTGGGCAATTGAAATATAATAATTACAGAAGTCTTCCGTATTTAGAGGCCCTTCGCTACGCTCGAATCGAAAACCGCCTGCTTCTTGGCAACCGCAACGGTGCTGGCATCCAACTGGCGCCTGTTGACATGCCAGCGAGGCCGTTCTCGCTGTTCTACATCCGCGCCAACGGTGTAACGGGCGCCTATCGCACCAACGGCACGACGTGGACCATCACGGCCAATGGGAACATCGTCTGCAGCACCGACGCGCTCTTCTGGGGTGCGGTGGACGGCAACCCCCAGGCCGCGTTTTTCCCCCTGCCGCCGGGCGCCACAACCCTCCCACCAGAGGTGACAGCGACGGGCAACGCCAACCCCGCGCCAGCCAATGCGATCACGCCACCAGCGGGCTTCAACCCTGCGGCCCCCGACCTGGTGGGCCTGTTTGCGGCGCTGCCCACCACGCAAGCGGCGGTACCGCGGGCGACCGTCAGCCCGGCTCAGATCGTCACCCCATGGAATGAGACGCTGCAGGTTGCCGCGGGCGTGCAGGTTGGGGCAGTGGCAACCGTGCAGCGCTGGCTGCCCAAGGTGGTCACAGCTGCCGCCGGGGTCAGGGTCGGCGCGGTGTCGTCCGTTCCGGACATGGCCATTGGCACCGGTGAGGCCGGAGCCGTGGGCTACCCGGTGACCCTGGAGCTGGGGGCCTTCGGTGGCGAAATGGCGGTTGGCACCGCGGAAGCAGGCGCCGAGGCGTTCCCGGTTGAGATCGAGCAGGAGGCCGGCCCGATTACTGGTGACGTGGAACTGCAGATCATTCCTGCACTGGCGGAGGCAAGTGCGGCTTCTGTCGACGCCACTACCGGACAGGGGGGAGACGTAGTAGTTGCGACATCTTCAGCTGTGGCGTCTGCGACCGGTTATTCGGTTGACATAGATACTGGTTTTAGATTGTCGGATATAATTTACAGCCAGTCCACTGTATGGCCTAACACTACGCCAGCTTCTGCGGCGATTATGCAAGACGGTAGTTTTACCAATACCGGAGCGGGAACGAACTACGATAACACCCCCCAGTGGGTTAAGATGGACCTTGGCCGGGTTGTAGTTGTTACTGGGGTAGTCATAGGTACGGCCACTAATAATATTCCAGGTGGGTGGAGCAGGGCTTTTACATCGTTCCTGCCTGTCCAGTATTCACTTGACAATGTCACTTGGACAACAGCTTTTACCACCCCCAATTTTACCGAAGACGGCATCTATACATTTAACACCAGTTTTTCGGCTAGGTATGTGAGGATTTTCTCAAGCGGCAGCTACGCCGCATTGTCTGAGTTCTACGTTTTCGCGACTTAGTCGCCTTCTCCTTTCGCCGTGCGCATTGCGCAACCGATTTCAGCCACCAACCACGGAAACCTAGAGCAGGAACACCAGACCCACCACCGTGCCAGCCTGTCGCCCGATCTTCTTTCACGACTTCCTTCCTGCAGCTGCGGGGAGGGCGGTTCACGCGTTAGACAGCCACAGCATCCGGATGGCGCTTGTGACGGCTGTGCCATCGATGCAAAGCGCTGCGCTGCTTACAGACGTAGCGCAAGTGGCTACCGGCAACGGCTATCCCGCTGGTGGGGTGCCTGTGACCGTGACACAACCTACACAGACCGGCGGTATCTTCAGGTTTGTAGTGACATCCGTGCCGGTTATTACTGGCACCGGTGCGGGGTTTACTCATATTGGAGCGTTGTTTTATAACAACACTGCAGCGGGTAAGAATCTGATATGCGCGGTGTATCAAAGCGGAAATGGGCAGATGCCCATCACGAACGTAGCGCAAAGTGGTCTGGTTGCCACCTTGACAGCCGTAAATCATCAGTTTAGCAACGGTGACACGGTAGTAACCGACGGGATTCCATTCTCGCGGTTGAATGGCACATTTACTGTGTCTGGGGTTACCGCGAACACGTTTAATATAAACTCTCCTGTCTCCGCGTCAATCGCAAGTCAGGTATCAACGGGAGGCCTCGTCATAAAACCGGAAACCGTCAATACAGGAACGGGATTAACCTATACAGTCACAACCGATCAAGCGAATGGCCTTCTCGTTGTTGCTCCTAAGGGGCTAGCCTGATGAGCGTCGCTTTTACGATGAGTAACGCCAGCCTGGCTAGGGTCTACGCGGCGTCTTTTCAGGGGCGAATCGCCCGCGCTTGCCTGGCGGTCAATCCGGGCACGCTGGATGAAAACAGCACTACCGCTCAGTGGGATGCAGCGGAAATCACCAGCCAAGCCGCTAACGGCTACACGCGGTTTACCTGGACAATCCCGGCAGGCACCTATGACCCGGTTCTAGCCCTGTTTCGTGGAGCTGCTACGGCGGTATCCTTTCAGGCCAATACCAGCGGCACAGGGATCACGTACGACACCGTTTACGTTGTTACAGGCACGGGTGGTACGTGGGATACGAACGTAGAAATGATCCTGCTAGATCCGCAGGCGCTCCCGGCGGGTGCCCCGATAGCCTATAACGTTTCTTTCTTGGCTGACAACATCACATCGGCACCTTCAGGGCTGTGAAACGGGTAAACGTAAACATTCCGCCGGAGGTGCTCGAAACATCCAGGGCGCTGCAGGCTGCCAACCGGGACAGACTGGTGCGGCGGGAACGGGATGAGCGCACCAGGCGAGAGGCTGAGCGGCAGGCACGGAAAGCGCGGGAGGAACAGGCCCGCTCCTCGGCAGGCGGCAAGAAGGACCCCAAAAACCGAGGCGTGCCGGATGTGGAAGATCCTCCGTTTTTTCCGCTGCATCGGCGGGGGCAGAAGTTCAAGGTGGCAGGGGCTTATTGTCAGGTTTGGCCGGGGCAGTTGAGAGTTTTTACTCCTGACAGGCAGGTTTCTGAGTTTATCCCAGCCCCTAGATTTGTGCGCACTACCATTTATGAATCTAATGCAACTTCCACATTTCCGGCTTTTGTCGTGGCAATGCCAGGCGGAGCCGGAAGAACCGTCATTACTTTCTGCTTTGATACATGGGATTATTCTGAAGCTTTTTACCTTTTGGTTAGAGTGGATATAGAGAGATCGAAATATTACGAGAGAATAGGTAGCACTGTAAAAGTAAGACGGGATATGATTTTAGATGATTTCCGAAATGCTATAGCATTTAAGTCTTGCGTCGTAACAGACGATCGCATCAATGTAATCGATACGCCGCCAGTAATGTCAACTATATTAAAAAGGCTTTACCCGCGCAAGAATCCCGCAATAGAGATTTCGACTGCTTACTTTCCATCACATGCTCTCTGGAACGTTTTTGATTTTTTCTTTCAAAAAGATGGAGCACGTATCAAGAGCAGCGAGTATATTGCTTCCATAGACTACGGAAAAGATACAAACTTTTACGATAGATTACTGCTATCATCGTATGGCTACGGGTATTTAGTCAACAGGGAGTCGACCACAGCCGCGGCCAACATTAAAGCGAGCATTGGCCGGGCAATCTCCAATGGGCAAAGTCTGTCAAGTATCGCATCGCTCAACTCAACACCAGTACAGCTCGACAATCGCGGCTTTGCAACTCCGGCGGTCTTTGCTTTTATGTATAAATACGAAGGAGAATTTGATGGGAACAATGCAACTCGAAGCGAGGCGATGGATTACAAGTATATTAGCGACAATTACTTTTCGGGGTCTTTGGCTGGTGGCGCCACTGGTTCAGGTCCTCGTTACATGCTGACCGTCGGCTACCAGCCAGAAGGTGTAACGACCGATAAAACGGCAAACCTTTTCTACTTTCGCCCTCCACTTGATACAAATACCTTCCTCGCTCCTCCAATCCTGCCAAAGGAAGGCAAGGGGGCAGACGAAGAGCGGGTCATGGCCGCACCGCCATTGCCAAACATGGGACGACGGGCCTTCAGCTCGCTTTGGGACTGGAAGCTGATTAGAGATATTAAGGCTCAAAGTGGGGATGAGTATAGTGATTCCAGTATCATTCAGGCCACTTCATCCGCATCCGTCGGCGAGGCAACCGCCATCAACACCTGGGACTGGGGGCGGCCTCTCGCCTGCATCCTCGAACTGCTGAGCCTGGGCTTCTCACCGGCGGCTCTCATGCTCACCGCGGAGGAGCTTGAGGCCGTAGCCAACGCCACGCCAGCCGATCGCTTTAACTTCTCCTCCTCCCCGCCATGACCGACCCCATCCCCACCACCGAACTCGTGCCGCTCGAAGCCCGCGAAACCGCGATGCTGCTGGCCTTCGCCAACCGTCAGCGGCTACTGCGCGAGGAAGATCGCCGACGCGTCATCCAGGAAGCGGTACGACTGGCGAAGACTTAGGAAACCTGGGGTGTACCGCGGCGTGATGCCAAAGACATGAAAACCCACCGCAAGCTCTTCCCCGAGCTGTTCCACAACGTCACCCCACCCGATCCCGCCCCAGACGGCGGGGCTGGTGGTGGTGGCGCTCCCGATCCCGCTGACTCCTCCACTGGTGGGGAAGGGCCGACAGCGGACGACGTCAGGAGGCTGCAGGAGGCGCTCAAGAAGGAGCGGAATCTGAAGGAACAGGTCGAGAGGCGCCTAAAGGCCATTGACCCCAACCAGGTGGAGGAGGCCCGCCGGGAGGCCGAGGAGGCGCGGCAGGCCAGGGAACTGGCCGAGCGTGATGCGTCCACCAGAATCGCCGCGATTCAGCAACGAGCACAGAAGGAGCTGCAGGAAGCCAGGGAGGAGGCCGCGAAGGCCGTGGAAGACGCGCGGCGCCTGAAGGTACGTGTCAAGTGGGAAAGCGAATTTGTCGCGTCCGGAGGGTTCACCGAGCCCAGCGAGATCGATGGCACCACCTCGTTCGATCTCCTCTGGAAGCATGATGGCGCCACGTTTGAAGAGGACGAGCAGGGCCTTTACCTGAAGGGCGCCGACGGCCTAGCCGTGATCGACAAGGAAACCGGCAAGCGCGTTACCCCACGCCAGCACTTCGAGCGGCTCCGGAACGACCGCCTCTATTCGGCGCACTTCCAGCCGATCGGTGGCAGCGGTGGCGGCAGCGGGGCCGGTGTGCGGGGGAGGGTGCAGCACAAGCAGAGCCTTGATGGCATGTCCTCGCGGGATCTGCTGCGGCTCGGACTGGAGGGCAGATAACGGCTTAGGCGGGGTTGGCCTACTGGTGGTAAGCGACGTTGGCGTGATGCCCTCCGAGCCCACGGCGTGATGCCACCAGTAACCATTGCCACCCTTCAAGGTATTCACCAGTGACCGCTCTGACTCTTCTGGAGTCCGCCAAGGCCGCGGAAAACCCAGTCCAACGCGCTCTCTACCAGGAACTCAGCCTCGGCGAGCTTTCCGGCCTCATCCCCTTCGAGAACACCCCAGGCCCCGGCGTGTTCTACAACAAAGTTGCCAAGCTGCCACAGGTCGGCTTCCGTGGCGTCAACGAGGCGAACGATCCGGATTACGGGATCATCAACCCGCAGTCCGAGGCCTACAAGATGATGCAGGCCGACATCGACGTCGACCTATTCCAGCTGCGGACCGAAGGCCCCGAGGCCCGAATCAATCAGATCACCATGCAGATGGAATCTATGCGATTCCTGTTGGAGGATCGGTTCATCAACGGCAATGAGGCCGTAAACGTCCGGGAATTCGACGGCCTCCGCACGCGAATCAACGTCGGCAGTTCTCAGGCGATCAACGCCAACGGCGCTCTGTCCTTGGCCGCCCTCGATGAGCTGAACGATGCCACCGACGCCCTTGGTGGCCGGAAGGTGTTCATCATGAACCAGCAGATGGGCCGTCGGATCGCAGCCGCCGCTCGCAACAACGGGCTCAGTGGTCTCTACACCACGGACCTGAACGAGTTTGGCCGCCGCGCTCGCTTCTATGACGGCGTGGAGATCGTCACCACCAAGGTCAACGGCCAGAACCTCCCGATTCAGCCGTTCACCGAAAACGCCAACGGTATCGACCCGACTGGTGGAGCCACAACCTCCATCTACTGCGTCGCGTTCGGACCGAACCTGGTCACCATGCACCAGGGCCGGATGCAGAACGGCGAGTTCGGCCCCACCCTCCGTGCCCTTGGCGAGCAGGGTGATGGCGTGGTCGATCGCACCCGCTTTGAGTGGGACATCCTGATGACCATCAAAAACGGTCGGTCTGCTTCGCGCCTCTACGGGGTGACGAATGCTGCTGTCGTGGCCTGATTTCTCCTTCTTCTTTCACCCCGAGAGGTAACCCCAAATGGGACAACGTGCAACCGGTCTTGCCACTCGACTGGCAATGCCATTCGACGCCCTCACCGTGCTGGTGGGCAGCGTCCTCCGCGGCCCTCGTGGCCGTGTGGCTGAAACCCGCACCGGTGCGGCTCAGCTCCTGAATACGTCTCTGAATCACCAGGACGTCTACCGGATCGTAGCCAGCGGGTCTTCCGCCTCTGCTGGCACCTACACGATCCAGGCGGCGCATGTGCCCGAGGGTGGCGCCCTGGCCTCTGCCAGCACCTACGCCACCATCGCCGTGATCACCTGCGCTCCCGGCATCCAGCGGATCGCCCTGCAAGGCGACACCGTTGAGCGGTTGGTGCGAGCTGCTGGCAGCCTCACCGGCGAAGTGTCGGTGCGTGCCGTCCGGGCTGTGGCCGGTACCGCTGGCGATGCGCCGGCTGGCACCAACACGATTCGCATCGTGCCGATCTACGACTGATCACCTCACGGGGCCCTTCGGGGCCCTTTCCTATCGCAATGAGCTACGCCATTCCAATCGGCATGACCCCCGAACAGGTCGCCCAGATCATGAACCCCGACACCAAACCCGCGGAGCCCGGTATCGCACCGGAGGACGCCCAGCAGGATCCCGACCTGGTGGGTGAACGCAAGCGCCCGCGCCGTGCGGAGAAGCCTCCGGAGGCGGAAACCTGAGGCATGGAACCGATCAGCATCGCATTCCCGATCCAGCAAGGCGCACCGGCTTCGTTGCATCTTCGCTGGCGCAAAAGCGACGGGCCTGTTGTGCTGACCGGTTATACCGCAAACTGGGAGATATGGGACCCGAAGCGACGGACTAAGTACGCGGAAGTAACTGTAGAATTTCCTAACCGCAACGATGGGCAGATCCGCGGTCGCTTAACTGCAGAGCAAACCCTGGCAATTCCCACCAGGGCAGGGAGGGCTGTTCATGATCTGCACTTGTTCCCACCTTCTGGCGACTCGTTTTACCTGGTTCACGGGTCAGCGGTTGCAACGCCTCGCGTTTCTCACGGTGCGCCATGAGTGAAGACATCATCGATGTAATGACCACTTGGGGACCGGGGACGACATCCCAGGGCACGAGTGAAACCACTCTTATAGATGTGTTGCCAGAGGTGGCGCCGGGGATTGTAGAAGTATCACTAGACGATCCCGTTTTAGAACTGGAGCGGGAAGCCGCAACCATTGAGGTGCTAACGCCCGCGGAGCCTGGGACCGGGCTGCCGACATGGAGCGAGCTTGTTTTGCGGTGGGATTCGCAGCCTGTGAAACTGGGACAGATTGCAGCTGGCAGTGTTTACTCTTACACGCTTCAAGGGGTAACCAGGTACCGACTTGTCCCATCGCCTTACGTGATGGCGCAAGATGGGTTCTATGGCTCCTACGTTAATGGCGTGTTAATGGGCCTTATTACGTCGCGGGTGTGAAGCATGGCAGCTATCACCAGCGCACAAACAGGCCTCGCGTCCGCTACGACGACCTGGGTGGGTGGCGTGGTACCCGGCGAGTTCGACACGGTGACCATCGCGACAGGGCACACGGTGACCCTGGACGGCGCCTTCATCTGGGGGAACGACGTGACAGGCGGCCTGGTCGTCAACGGGCGCCTAAGGGCCAGCCGCGCGGCCAACAGCCTGCTGACGCTCAAGACGACCGTCGCCAACGCCACCACGGGGGAATGGGACTGGGGGGTTGAGGGTGACACCATCCCGGCATCGGTGACCGCGGGGATCCGGATCAACTACTCCGGGGCGATGGCGAATAACAAATACGACATCCGACTCGGCACCACCAATCGCTTCAATCTCATCGGGATGCGTGGCGTAAACAAGCGCCGTCACACCAAGACCACAACGGCGGTGGTGGGTGGCACCACCGTCACCTTCACGGTCGAAGATGCGACCGGCTGGGCGGTTGGCGACTGGCTCATCATCAGCGCCGATACGAACACCGTCAGTGCTCTAGTCGAATCCAAGCAGATCAGCGCAATCAGCGGAAACGATGTCACGGTGGCGACGGCGTGGACGAACAGTCGCGCTGCCGGGGCCGTGGTCGCGAACGTGTGGAGCAACGTATACGTCGAGCACTTCAATGCGGCGAATTTTGCTACGTTTTCAATCATCCCGCGCACGGGGATGCCTGCCAATTCGATAGACATAAAGAATGTCAGCTTTCATGGTGGTGGAACAACGCTTGACCAATCTGCTTTCGGGGTCACAAGCGCGCCCTTCTTCGCCAACTCGACCGCCGTGTTCCGTGATGGCGTGGTCGAGCGGTGCGCGGCGACCAACCTTCGCCGTGACGGAACGCTACCGACAATCGCGACGGGTGCCGGGCAAGGCTTCGGAATGGCCTTTAGCGCCATCGAGTTTGAATATCTGGAATGTGTGGCGGCGTTTCGTGCAGGGCCAAACTTTGGTTCTTCTTATCGCGCTGCCTCGAACGCAATCGGTGTTGGCTTCCGGCGATGCTGCACCTTGAATATTTCCAACGCGCTCTTGTGCAACTTCTCCGAGGGCGGGCAGGGCATCCAGATCACCGACATGGTGGTTCGCAACGTCTCGCTTATCTCCAGCGTCACGCCGGGTAATGCAATCACCTGGAACGGCGGCGACTTCGATAGATACGACCGCTTCGCCGCTCCCGGTGCGGGCTCCATTATCGTGAACGGTGCCAATTTCGGCACCAACAACTCGGGCTTCATCGGTAACAGCCTGTCCACGTCGCTTGCGCTACAAACCTGCGTGATAAACAACTCAACCGTCGGGTTGATGCAGTTGTTCAGTTCAATCTTCACGACCGGCCCTGCAAACCCGCTGGCCGAGTTCTCGTTCGTCAACAAGAACTCCGATGTGACGGTGCAGGAAATCCAGACGGCTCGCGGGTTCATCGCTCGGGATAACGCCGTCGACAAGCGAAGCACCTCCTCTATCCGCTTTCAGCCGCAGCGGGCCGGCGTGGCCCATGGCCGCTCCTATTCGCTGGTGGGCGCGGTTGCGGGTCGTCAGGTCATGGTGCGAGGCAGCCTGCGATTTGACACCACCTACGGCACGGCCACACCGCCATCGGTCACGCTGTCGGGCCAGGGCAGCACCCCGGCAACTTTTACGGCTCCGGCCACGGCAAACAGCTGGCACGACTTCGCTCTGACCGTGACGCCCGCGTCCACGGGTGACCTGACTCTCACGGTGAGCGGCACCTCCGTAAACACCACGGGCAACTACTACCTGGATGGGGTTATTATTGCACCTTTTGTGGTGGCAGCACGACACTACGGCTACCTGTACAATAATGCTGTATTTCAAACAGTCGATCCCGTTATAAGTGTCAGCAATGAGGCTGCAGTCGCGGCCTACACCGGTATCAGCATCAACCACGCTACGGATACGATCACGCTGACCGTCAGTCGCACCATCGCGCAGCTCTATGACTACCTCCGCTATGACCTGGGCCTAACCGCAAACCTGGCCGAGCCGGACTACGTGGGTGGCACCCTGGCATCGCTGAGCATCGGGGCCTACAGCCTCGTCATCAACGGCTGCACCCTCACCAGTGGCGGATCGCTGACCACTACGGGCACGATCACCCTGACCAACGGCGGGGCCTTCGTCGGCGCCAGAACTGACAGCACGGGCACGGTCACATCGGCCACACTGACCGTGACGAACCTGGTGCCGGGGTCACTGGTGCGCATTCGCCGCACTGACACGCAGGCCGTTCTCGCGAGGACAACCGTAGCCGGTACTACGTTCACTTACAACTACAGCCACACAGTTAATGTGCCTATTGATGTAAGTGTGCGCAAATCCACCGGACTACCGGCCTACCAGGAGTGGTTTAACACAGCCACTCTCCTGGCCGGCGGTGTATCGCTAACCGCTAACCAAGTACTCGACTGAGGACTCTCATCATGCCAATCGGGAACGATTTCTCTGTCAATCCAAACGGTGACATCCGCAGGCAGGCGGGCGCATCTGGCACTATTTACACCACACTGGAACTGCACGCCTGGCTGCAGGATCTGGCGGATGATGAACAGTTTTCTGGCGACGATGAACTTGATTGTTTCTCGCCCAACCCCAGCAAGCTAGACGGGCCTCGCGATGCGGCGGTCGCGTCCAGATTGAACCTGCTAAGCGAAGGATCGATAGCATTCAACCTGGATGCAGCTGCAGCTCAGTTCATAAACTTTGGGTCGATCAAGCAGCAAAGCGGAGCGGTTCAGTACTCGGGCCTCAAGACCATCGGCGGAATCGTCGCGGCTTCGCCCGTTTATGTCGTACAGAATGGCAATAAAATTACGAAATTCTGGAACAATGGGCATATTCAGATCCTCGTCCAAGTTCGCAGCGGCGGCAACCTTATCGATTCCGGGAACGTAACCGCCTTCTCCCGTAAGTGGGGGCAAACCTACAGCCACTTCGATGTAAACCTTTCGGCTGGTGGCGAGTCGAACGCGGCGCTTTCAACTCAAATCGACTCAAGCATCGCACTGACCGAGGCCCAAGCGGCGGCGCTATCGAGCAAAGTTACGGTCACATTTGGTGACACAACGCTCGACCTTGGCAACGACAACGGCTCGCGCAGTTACAAGGGTACCATTGCCTTGTCCGGTAACTGCACCTTACAGGAAGCCTACCAGTATCTGCAGTACATCACCCGCGAAGGATCCACTACCACGCTGAACGGTGTGCCGGGCTGGCGCTACCGCGTGCTTAATTCCACCTATCCCGAAATTCCAGCGGCACCGTTTGGCGCTTTCGCTGGTGGCACGTTCTTCGTTGCTCGTGGCTGGGCGCTGACCGGAGTGCTTGCCGCGGAAGCGCGGCAGTATCAACTGATCGATCACGATGGCGTTACCCAGGTCCCGCCCACGCTGGCAACTATCACCATTGGCAACCTGGTGGCAGGCGATCGTGTTCTTTGCGTTCGCAGCACCGAAGGCGGCGCCCTACTCATTGATGAATACACTCCTGTGCCAGCGGCCAGCGGTGCCACATCGCTACAGGTTGCAGAACCCATCAAAGGCGATACGCCCACCAGTGGGGTCATTCGCATTAAGAAGCGGCGCTACACTTATACAGCATATTCCGCTAGCACAAAAACCTTTAACGGACTTTCACCGGTTCTGGCGTCTGCAATCGTTGCCACTGATGATGTGTTTGTTCCGCTCATTGATCGCGCGGCAACCGCAACCAGCGAGAGTGTAACTTTCCCTTATGCGAGCAATTTTAGCGCAAGGGTTGACGTACGGAATGGATCCGGGATTTTGCCTATCATTCCGTTCGCCACTATCCTGTCTGTAAATCCCATAGGCGGAAGCGTAAATGCAATTCGCCAATATGATGTGTAAAGATGTCTTACTACGCGGTTCCTTTCACTTTTAACTTTCAGGCCTCGAAGATCGATATTGACCTTGGAGCGACTGACGTAGATTGCCAAGACCTCTATGATGCCTGTAAACTTGCGCAGGCAAGCGAGGAAGGGATCCTCTATGACCCAATCGCAGTCGGCTCCGGCCTCTCGGTCCTCGGCCCCGGTGTCCAGGTCGGTCTCACCGTCAAGCTACTGGGGAACTGGCAACTTCAATTCCCACCCGGCGACTACAACGTCGGAAGGGTTGCCGGAGGAAACCTTGTCGGAGGCCCCGGAGACGACCCCATCGCCTACACCCCAGGAGTCCAGATCCTCCTGATCCAGTCGGCTGCATCGACCGTAGTGGTCACTGGTGGGTCATCGCTGACGCCACAGGAGTCCGCAAGGCTGATGGCGCTTGACACGAATGCGGTCAGGGCGGATCTTGCCGTCGTCAACCGGGGCGTACAAAACGCGTCGCTGCTGATCCCGCACGGGGAGAATCTTCCCTGATGACGCGGAAACCTTGAGCATGAGCGCCCTCACCCCCGACTACCGCTACGAACTCGACCGGGTAGTGCGCGTCATCGACGGCGACACCATTGAGGTGGTCGTGGGCCGAGACGTGGGCTTCCGCTGCCGCCCCACCTGGCAGATCCGGGTACGGCTGGAGGGGGGCGATACCCCGGAAGTCCGCGGTGGCACGCCAGCGGACCAGGTGCGGGCCCACCAGGCCAGGGAATTAGCGGCGGCGTGGCTTGCGAGGGGGGCGGCGATCGTGGCCACCAGCGGGCGGACAACCTTCGAGCGGTGGCTCGCGACGATCACCCGCGGAGAGGAATCCCTGGCGGACGCGCTCGTGCTCGCCGGGCTGGCGCGGAGGGTGGGATGAGCGGCGAGATTGCGCGGCCGTCACAGCAGCAGCCACCCCAGGACCTCAACTACGCCATCGGCCTCCTGGTGGGAACGGTTGATTCCCTGACGAAAGCGGTAGGGAAGCAGGAGGAAAGCCTCCACGCTGCCATCAAGCGATGTGAAGGTCAATCCGCCGCATACCTGAAAAGGCTAGAGGAGATGGAGCGTCGCTTCTATACGTTAGAAAGCAACCTGGTAACAAGGGAAGACTTCAAAGACTTATCCGATACCGTGCAAAAACTTAGCGAATCATCCGCAAGGCGTGAGGGCGGAACAAGTTTCTTGGGAGTTGTTTCCGATAAGGCTGCTACCTGGCTGACTCTGATTATCGCAGGGGCGGCGCTGGTGGTTTCGCTCACCTCACGCGAGGCCCCGGCGCCAAAGGACCTTCCGGAGCAACCGGAGCGGATCGGCCAACAGTGAAAAATGCTGGCGATGCCCGGCGAACCGAGCACCGCTGCCACACGCGCGACGGATCGAGCATGACGCCGTGGGAACCACCCCGCGGCGTTCACCAACCGTAGCAGATCCAGAGCGGAGAGAAGCCCCTGGGCCGCGTGGATTCCAGGGGCAGAACCCACCATCCTCAGTAGGCCGGGGTTCGGCAAGCCGCGCGAACAGTGCGAATCCGGAACGGGTCTGCTACGATTGCGGAGCCACACCACGAGAGCACCCCATGCCCTACTGGGATCCCGAGGACGACCTCCACCCGCACGACTACGAGGACTACGAGCCGGGCGAGGACGACCGCGACGACTACGAAGGCGCCGAAGCCCTGACCGCAGCCGAGCGAAACCCCTCCATGCTGCGGGGGGTGTGATGAGTGGCGGGACGCTGTTCGCTCTCACGGGCGAAGGTCTCGCCCTGCAGCGGCAGATCGACAAAGAAGCCCAGCGCCTGTTCTCTGACGATCCGGCGGAGGTGGCGGAAGCCACTTCAGCCCTAGAAGCCCTGATCACCGCGGAAGCGAAGAACCGCAGCGCGCTGGAAGCCAAGGCAGATGCCTGGTGCTGGGTGATCGACGGCCTACGGGCCCGAGCCGCCGCGCAGAAAGAGCACGGCAAGCGGCTGGCCTCCCTGGCAAAGGAGGCCGAGCAGCGGGCCGATGCCCTGCAGGATCGCCTCGTGGCGGCCCTATTGCGGGTTCGCCCCGATGAGACCTCGTTCACCCTGCCCGAGCACAAGCTCACCAGCAGGAGGAGCACGGCGGTGGAGGTGGATCCGGATTTAGATCTGGGAGATCTTCCCGCAGGGCTCTACCGGATGAAGATCGAGCCGGACAAGGACGCTGTCAAAAAGCGGATCCAGGCCGCTATCGCCGCGGCCACCGCCGGCCTAGAGGGCGAAGAAGCCGCCATCGCCGCCGCCACTGCCGCCGTGACCGCCATTCCTGGGATTTCCCTGGTAGAACGGCGAAGCTGGGCAATCGGCTGATCCCCTACCCCCACCAGGTACCCGCCATGCTCTGACCCGCTGCGCCTCGCCGGGGGGCAAAACCCGGTGCATCACTCACATTTCACCCCATTGCATTCCGTGAACAGCAAACACCTCGCGGCCTCTTGGCTCTTTTTCATCGCTGGTAGCGCCGCAGCGCTTGCCTTCGTTATCTGGCTCATTCCACAACTTGGCATTTACTACGCCACTAGCAACGGCAAGGCGGCTTTAATGGAAGCTGAATCCACCAGGCAGGTCCGCGTTCTTGAATCCAGGGCCAAAAAGGACGCCGCCACTTATGAGGCAGATGCCGAAATTGAACGAGCTAAAGGCGTTGCTCAAGCCAACAAAATTATCGGTGATAGCCTGAAAGATAACCCTCGCTATCTGCAGTATCTCTACATCACGGGACTGCAAGAGGGATCTGAGAAAGGCAACCGCACCATCTACGTCCCCACTGAGGGCGGGATGCCTGTTCCTACCTTGGACATTGAACGCTGACCCGCTGCGCCTCGCCGGGGACCGAAACCCGGCGATTTCGCCGCCGCTCGCCCGTATCCCCCATCCACCATGCCAGCCACTCCAATCAACCGCCCGCAATCAAGCAAGGCGCTCGCTTACATGCACGATATCCTTGACGCCGCTCACGACATCATCCCCCGCGAGGCCCGGCTTCCCGCCGCGGGGGAAAGGAACGGCCGGCAGGTTCTCATCCTGGAGGCCCTTCTCCGTGCTGCCGCCGCAACCGCTCGCGGCATCGCCGACAACACGCAGGAGGACCGCTCCCCCCTGGTGGGCAGCGTGGCCAGTCCCTTGCTGAGGCTCACGGGCGTCATCACCACCGCCATTACCGATGCCACCAACCCACAGCACGGCAACACATGGGGAGCTCCGGCCAGCACCCAGGGCCTCGGCATGCCGTCGATGAGCGGGGAGGAGCTGGTGTGAGATGATGTGCATTATCACCTACCCAAATAGGTATGGGCTCACCACAATGGAGTGGATCGCCCCGGCAGGGTGGACACTGCAACAGGTCTCGGACGCCTTCCGTAGACAGCACCAAGTGCAACCGCTGCACATCACCATCATCCCCTAACCTATCGCCACGGTCGCTATCGGCCGTGGCTTTTTACCATGACAGCACATTCTCCCACCATGCCAATTGACCCACGCTTCCGGGTGGAACTCATCACAGCCACGCCAAACCCGCAGCAGGTTGTTTATGCAGCCATGCACCAGGACTACAGCGAGGGCTTTGTCGCCGACGATCGAGGCGACTGGCCCGATGAGAAGACAGCCGGTGAGATCTGCATCAAACGCCTGCTGGCCGGCGAACGGGGCCACTACGGGCCACTAGAGCACGCCCAGATCGTGCTAAATGTGGGCTGGTTTCCCCATTCGGTGATGCAACAGGCCCGCACCCACAGGGTGGGGGTTTCGTTTGACGTGCAGTCGATGCGTTACACGGGTGAGCGTATCTGCCGCGCTGCGATGGGGCAGATCGACATAGAGGAGGTGTTTTACTTGCGGCCGGTTGGCGACTACAGCGACCGCCAGGGCAAAAAATACCACTACGGCCAGAACCAGCGGGGGATCGATCGGGAGCTTTGCCGCAACGCCGCCGAGCGCTACCGCGACCTGCTGGCCTCCGGCTTCGCCGAAGAGCACGCCCGCGGGATTCTCCCTTTCGACTACCGGCAACATTTCGTGGTGAGCTTCACCCTGCGAGCCCTGCTGCACTTCCTCGACCTGCGGGCCAAGCTCGATGCACAGCAGGAGATCCGCTGGCTGTGTGAGCTGATCTGGCCCCACCTGCAGGGATGGGCGCCAGAGATTGCCGCCTGGTACGAGAAAAGCCGCCTACACCGGGCCCGGCTGGCGCCGTAGGGCGATGCGCGGCTCGTGCGCGTAGGCGCGGGCCAGCTCCCTCAGCCGCCGATGCTCGGGGCGATCTGGTGGGATGTACGCCTCACAGAACAGCGCGATGATCGGCGGCGGCAGGTTGCTGCTTCCCTCCCCTGCCGGCGCGGTTCGTCGCTGGCAGTCCTGGCACTCCTCCAGCCAGTCATCAGGGCCGTCACCCCATCCGGGGCAGTGGGCGATGGGGTCAACCACGTTGACCCTCCAGCTCGGCTGCGATGGCGCGGAGCTTGCGCTTGAAGTTGGCGACTCCCAGTCCGTACCAGCGTTGCTGTTGCCCGGGAACATGGGTGATGCTCAGCGGCACGTCTATCTCATCCGCAACAGCACGCAAGGCGGCGGCCAAGCAGGCAGGATCGCCTAGCATCCGCTGCCCGCGTTCGCTACTCAGCCAGGCATCCACCACCGCCCGAGCGGCAGGGCTCAGCGGCGGGTGGCTGGTGTCGGTAATCACTCCCCCCGCATCTGCCTTGGCGGCTTCCGTGGTGAGCATGGCGCGGATTGCCTGGCGTTGCTCCCACGCTTTTTCCATCACCCGCCACAGCGGCTCAGCGGATGCAGTGGTCGGGTCCGCTTCCACCGCGGGGGATTCCACCACGGGGGGCGTCGGCAGGTCGCGAGGGGCCCTCTGGGCGCGATCGGCGGCGATGGCGCGGGCTTGCGCCCATCCCAGCTGCTCGTCGAGACCCAGGTTGTCCCAATGATTAAGCTCTACATCCGCCTGCGCGTTCCACTGTTCTCTCAGTTCGTCTTCTGAAAACGGCGCGGGTGGGATGTCGTCGCTGGTTAGTCCGTGGTGGTTGGTGCTCATGGTTCGGCGGTGGTGGTGGGTGGTTCAGTTGTAAGTGCGATCGATTCGATGCCAAGTTGTAAATATGCCATTGCTACCAATATCCCAAGCATTACGCCATTGCTTGTTTTGGGGGTTGCTTAGGCTGCAAAGACGCACTACACCTGGCCTTTTTTCCTTATCGCATTTCCATTCTTCACCTTGCGGCGATCGCCATGTGTCGCCAACTCGAAAACGATCGGCCGGGGGTGGGGTGATGGGCATGGTTCGGCGGTGGCGGGTGGTGGGTGGTGGTGAAACCTAGATAGATACTACTCCCCTGAAAGCGCTTTTTCAATCTCAGCGGTAAGCTCAGCGCGAATCCAACAGCGCTCTTGCCATCGCTGATACACCGCTGAGCGCTTGGGGTTGGTAAGGCTGTCAAAAACCCAATCACTCTCATCCGGCACGATCCTGTCGCGTATTACAGCGAGCTTCTCGGCGCACCATTTATTGTTGGGTACGCTCCCACCAGTGGGGAGCATTATCTGCCGCCACAATGGGGTTGCGGATGGATCTGGATTGGCTTTGGGGGTGGTCATGGTTCGGTGGTGGTGGCGGTAGTAACCCATGCGGCAGATATGCGAACCCATCCAATAACTCCATCCCATCGCACATAACGCAATCGCCCTTCACTCGGGTTTGGCTCGGAATATGGACCCCGTAAACTGCGCAATGTGGCGATACCGCCAACCTCGCTTGAGTAGACGTAGTAATAACTGCCGCGTTGCGACTGCCAACGTTCGCCAGGCTTGAAAACTTCGCAGTCTCCGTATTGAGTGATGTCGCGTTTCATGGTTGGAGGGGTGGTAGGGGGTGGCTGCTCCACTGGTGGGAACGGCGTGGACGTGGCCAATCGGCGATCCGCTCCGCAGCTGGGGCAGTAGTTAAATCGAAGCCAGGATGTGCCAGTCATGTGAGGCATTACTAGCACAGTGGGGTCGTCTTCTGCTGGATACCACGCGACACGATCAGCCCATGCCGGCCATGCATCGCAACATGGTGGGGTGGGGTCAGCCATCGCCTCGCTCCGCACGGTCGGCCTCGGCGGTGAGCATGGCGCGAAGGCGTTGATTGTGCCGCCAGATAATGTGGCGCTGCTCGAAGCGGTATCCCGGCTCTGGCTCCGGGTCATCAGGCAGCCAATCCCGCACGGCGCGGATCTGGGCGGCGTAGAGGTTACCGGCAATGCTCCACTGGGGAGCTGGAGCGTCAATAACCGCTTGCTCCATCACCCGCCACAACTGCGGGCGGTCGGGGGTGGGGTGAGTGCTCATGGTTCAATGATGGCGGTGGGGGCCATGGCATCAATCCCGAAATACGGGCAACGAAAATCACCAAAGTGGCCACAGTCGTCAACATTTGATGGGCAGACTCCGCATTTGTGGCACCGCTGAACTCGCACCGGCCTGCCGTCTCCAATGTCTTTCCATTCGTACTCGCTGGGTATTGCCCCCTCCCCCACCGAGAACGGCGGATGGGTCTGCGGGCCAGGGATCGGTCGTTCTTTCATGATCCGGGTAATGTGGTGGTGGACAATTCCATAGCATCATCAATCATTTGTCGGAATCCATCTAGTTCATCGGTTGCAGTCGGCTCAGCATGGCCTTCCCGTTCTGCTATTTGCATTGCATAGTCGTAGCGATCTTTTTTTAGAGCTGCGATTCCTTCTACACAATTTTCCATCAGCCATCGAAGGCGTTTGCTGTCGCTTGCCATCACACCCTCGCTCCCACGACCCGCTCCGGTTGCCCCTGGTACTTCCCAGCCCGATCGGCATAGGTCGTCTCACACGGCTCCCCCTCGAAGAACAGCAGCTGGCAGATGCCCTCCTCCGCGTAGATGCGGCAGTCGGCACCGCTGGAATTGCTGAACTCCAGGGTGAGATGCCCCTCCCAACCGGCTTCGGCGGGGGTGGTGTTGACGATGATGCCAAGCCGGGCGTAGGTGCTCTTACCCAGGCAGATCACAGTGATGTTCGGCGGCACCCGCAGCCGCTCCAGCGCCACCCCCAGGCCGTAGGTGTGGGCCGGCAGGATGAAGTAGCGCCCGTCCTCGTCCTGGTGCAGCGGCGCCGGCTCCAGGTTGGCGGGGTTGAACCGCTTCGGGTTCATCACCGTGCCGGGCACATGGCGGAAGATCAGGAACTCCGCAGCCGAAAGGCGTAGGTCGTAGCCGTAGCTGCTGGTGCCGTAGGACAGGGCCGGGATGATGCGGGGGCCATACGGGCAATGGCCGCTCTCGTGGATTTCGAGTGTCCGCACCAACTCAGGCACGAAAGGTTCGATCATGCCGGCGGCGGCTTGTTGGCGGATCCAGCGGTCGTTTTTTAGCATGGGTCAGTTTTCGGTGGGGAGATCGGGGCAATCACTGAATGAGATATCGCGTAGTTTTTTGATCTGCTTTTCTAGGCTTGCGATCTTCTTTTCGCGTTGCGCTTCCGCGGCTGCAATGGCTTCGCCTTTTGTGGCGTGCCATCTGGAGGGGGGAATTGCATTTAGTGCTCTGCAAATCCCGCGTTGCTCGTAAACAACAAGACCCTTTATCGCGTCGGGATAAATTGGGGCCTCTAGCCTTCTTATTGCTATGCCAGCGGTTAGCGCGTAGCTGGTGTCGTAAACGTGGTGTTGCATGGGTCAGTCCTCGGTGGTGGTGGGGTTCGTTGTCAAAATCACTTCTCTTTTTCCTCCGCTTCCCAGTGGTCATCTTCTACTGTCACTTCCCATGGGCGGGGGCAGTAGCAAACATTTCCACGGTTGAATTGGTCAAGCAATTCGACGCCTTGAAGCCTTGCGCCGCTTTCGATGTCATCATCAAGCATCCTATCTAGCGCTTCGCCCGCCACATCAAAGGCCTTCCCTTTCGCTTCGTCTTCTGACCTAGCTTCAACGGACAGGCAGACATGGCCTGCCATTGGAATCATGACGTAGAAGGTTTTCATTGCGGTTGGGGTGGTGTGGTGGTGGTGGTGGGGGTGGTTCGCGTAGTGTCTATTCTCCAGTATTTGCATTGTTCTTTCCGCATTCCTTTGCGCGCGTAAATACAGTCGTGGAATTCTTCTGTATCGATAACGCAACTCGTGGGAAACATGCCGGGTTCAAGGTCAACATGGCAGCCGTATCGAAGTTCTCCGATATTCTCGGCCATCTGCTTAACTGCATCGGCTGCATCGTGCAAACCTAGCCGATTCGCTACTGATATCAGGCCAGCCATCTGATCCGCCAGTGGTTCCTGAGATTGAGGCCATGCCGGGAGTTTGCTGAGATCGATCATGGTGACTCCGTGGTGGTGGTTTTGTCTGCTGGGGGGCGCATTCCGACTATGTTGCCGTAAAGACCCTGAGCACGCTTTAGTTGCGACCTGGCTTGATCTAGATGCCTGTGTGCACGTGCCATCAGCTCGTTGTGAGCTTCTTCCCATGTGTTAAACACCCGGCCGGCTTTTTTGAGCCTATCTTGAGTAGTTCTTCCATACCGGTTGGGTATTTTTAAGGTGGCAAAAGCCGTAGTTTCATTTACTAACTCGCATCTTAAAATCCTTGCCTCCGGAGTGAATTTTTCCGATTCCAGTACATACCTGTAAATTTTTGGCTCGGTCATGGCTGATCCTTGGTGGTGGTGGGTTCGTCTGCAAGCCTGGTCAAACCTTCCAAAGCCTGGCCAGTGGTCATATCTCCCCATGCTTGCTGGAGAGACTCTTCTCGTTCGTCTGATGGGACCGGGGCCTTCCCCGTCCCGCCGCACGCCTTGCACGGGCGGTACTCGGTGCCATTGGCAGCGCTCACCCGCCAGGCGATGCGGCCTTCCCCGCCGCACTTCGGGCACAGCCCTGTGGCCGCTACCCATTCGGCTGTGGCGGCGGCCACTTCGGCAGGGGTAACGATCACTTCCCGCCACTTGCTTCGTGGCGGCCACTTCGGCCTGCCCTTGCGGGGGCCTTGGCTGATCACCCCCACCGGAACGGCGCCGGTGAGGCTGTAGCCGATCGTGACGCGGGCGTCGCCAAGTACCCGGTAGATACGGGGCTCCCACTCGTCGGGCAGGCGATGGACCTGGCGGGCGGCCATGGCGTGGAAGTCGGGGGCGCTCATAACGCCTCCCTGGCGCGCTTGGTGTTGACGCGCTGCCAAACCCGCAGCTGTCGCTCCGTTAGCGCGTCGTAGCAGGTCCGAGCGGTGGGGTGGCCGATACCCACCAGGTTGCCGCCAGGGGTCTGCCTGGCGACCCATATCGGCTGCCCGAGGGATTCTTCGCGTAAGATCTGGTGACCATCGCCAGCGGCATACAACAGGGGCCGCAGCCGCTTGTAATCATCCCGGTCGGCGAGGATTGCCTGCTGTTGCGCCCAGTTCAGGCGGTCGGGTTCAGTAATTTCCTCCCAGCGGCGATTTTGGCCGGATCCGTTCCATCTCTTCGCCAGTTCTGCAGGAGTGAACAGGTCGATGTCGTCGATCATGGTTGATCTCCCTGGTGGGCGCTGGTTAGCATCTTGGCAAGGCTTAAGAATTTCAAGCGAACATGAATATCCTTCATCTCAAAGCAGGCATCTGCAGGTAGCACAGCATCCACTGCGGCGCGTATACCGTTCGCTACGCATTGCCTGTAAACCGGATCGCCAATAAGATGGACGTTGCCATTGGTAGCCGCGTGCATCACATTAAACGCATCGGCGCTCAATTGTTTCAGGTCACTGCTCATTGGGTTGTTCCTCACTGGTGGGTTGGCCGATCCACAATCCTGTGCAAACATTGCGCATATTGAGTTCATCGCATCTAATTCGTCGGCGCTCAATAGCTTCCACTCACTGCTCATCAGGTTGTTCCTCACTGGTGGGTTGGTTGTCAACACACAACCCTGTATAAAGGTTGTGCATTTTGTGCCCTGGATCATCGCGGCCATCCGCGAGATACAGAGCCTCAAGGCGTGCCTGGCGTGCGGCTTGTTTGGCGTGATCTGCCGGGGCTGGTGGGGTGGTCATGGCTGCTGGGATGAGGGGTGGGGCGAGAATGGGTTAGAAATAGCCCAGTGGGGAAGACTGACAGTCTCATGACCGAGGCACTCCGATGGCTTCTGGAGAACCCATTTCGACTTCTCACCCGGCCTAAGCTCAAGTGACTTAAACCAACACCTTCCTTCATCATCGCAGTATCCATCGTATCGCTCCCATGGTGGCCTATAAAAATGGTTGACCATGGCTGCTACATCGAATGACTGGGGTTGTGGGGTGGTCATGGCTGCTGATTGTGCACTTCAGTTACGGTAACTGTGCCACCATATTTGCGCTCAAACCTGTAAAGTACGCCATTGCGTGGATTCGCCATAGACAGAAATATCTCATCAGAAAACCGCACTCCGTGAATAGTCCAACAAGCGGTACACGGGTCAAACCCGCAATCCCGTTGCAGTAACCACAAAGCAGAGCACCCAGGGAATAGCGTAAAGTGGAAAACACGTAACCACCACGGCAGGATCATACCTGGTGGTACATCACGAACTAACCATCGCCATACAGTAGATCTGAACATCACGCCACCTCCCCGCCCTGGGGCGGCTGGGGGCAGCTTGCTGCAAAACCCCATAGCGGATGCTCGGTGTCATGCCAGAGGCACGTCTCACCGCAAACGATGCACTCTTTCATTTCGTCATTGACGCAGCCCATAACCCTGCTGATCGTGGGGCCGCCGATCGCGGCGCAATCTGCGGGGCGGCTCACGGCTGCACCTCCCCGCCCTGGGGCGGTCGCAGGTCACCGCTGGCAAATGGCCTTAACTCGTGATTACAAGCGTAATCATATTCGGTGCTTGCCCAGTATTCCCCGGCTTCGTCGTAACCGTCGTCGTCTAGCTTACCTACTCGGTCCTTCCGGTCAACCTCCGCGACATGGTGGGTTACGACCCCGGCGTTAATCATGGTTACTTCATCGTTCCATTCCCCATCAGAAAGATAATCTTCAATCAAATCCCTGGCCGCCTTATCGCGCTCCTCTTCTGTCCGATAAAATGTCAGACCATCGTTAGGGCAATAGAGAAAGAATCTATATTCTATGCTAGGGCTTGACTTGCAGTCCTTTGTTGTCACGACTGCACCTCCCCGCCCTGGGGCGGCTGGATGTCGTCATGGGCGATCCACAAAATGCTTGCGCTGTGATCGGTCATCGAAAATCCAAGGTTCCACATTTTGAGCGCATAAGACTCGGTTCCGTTCTCCGGGGTCACCTTCAGCGTCCCGTCTTGCAGGATGGTGGCTTTCACTCCGCCACCTCCCCGCCCTGGGGCGACTGGGGGTCGGGAATGGCCCAGTGGGGGAGGCAGAAGTCTCCATAAGGACCTCCATCGGCAAGTTGCCACTCAGGGATCCCAGCCCGGTTAAACCACCAGCACCTGCCCTCCACATCGCACCACCCTTCGCGCTCCCACGGACGCTCAGCCACCGCCACCGGCACAGCAGCCGGCGCCGGGGGCTCCGCTGCCAGGGCGGCGCGGCCAGCAGCGATGGCATCGCCAAGCCAGATCGAAGACTCGCCACCCTCTAGCAGGGATGACCACGGCTCTAAACCTCCGTTCATGTCGAGGCCGCTGACTCCTTCAGAGGCGGCGGCCAATAAATCGATCTCCGTTATCAGATGGGTTAGCGCATCACGAATAGGGTTAGTCATTGATTCTCCTGTTGATGAGTAGGATTCATGGCTGCAAGTTCCCGGCGAGCGTAGGCCCAGCCGCATCGAATTCCGCGAGCCCATGCCGTGTCCGCAATATCCTCTGCTCTCCATTCCTCTGGGCAATCCGGCAACTCCGGCCATTCCGCTGGCGCCGGGGTCGGCGCGGCATACAACGCCATGTCACAGTCGCTATACCGCTCCCTCCAGCCGCTGAATGACTGGCGCTTCTCCGCGGCGGCCATGAAGTCGCCGGAATTGCACCATGCCACTGGCGCCGGAGGCGGGGCGGCGGCCGGGGGCGGGGCGGCCATGGCGGCTTGCCGAAGCAGCTGCCGTATCGCCTCGCTGTTGGCCGTGATCACTCGCGAGGAGAGCGCAATGGCGTTGTTGGCGTTGCCAAAGAACTGCTCGTTTACCGCCTCCACCAGTTCAATCAACGCATCGCGAATAGGATCACTCATCACCACCCTCCCATGCGCTGCCATCAACAGGGGCTCCCTCGTAGTTCGGGTGCCATTGATCTAGGCACCATTCCCATACGTTGCCGTGCATGTCGTACAACCCCCAGTCATTGGGCGGGAATATTCCTACCGGTGTGGTCTGCTGGCGATATTCGCCGCGGGGGCCACCGTTATAGGTGTAGCCCCCATCGTAATTAGCTTGGTCTGGGGTTATGGTTTTGCCAAAGTGAAACGGCGTGGTAGTGCCAGCTCGGCAGGCATACTCCCATTGAGCCTCACTGGGCAAGGTGTAGGTGTCGCCGGTTTGCTCGCTCAGCCGCTGGCAGAATTCCATGGCGTCATGCCAACTTACGCACTCTACAGGGAGGTCTTCGCCCTTGAAGTGGGAGGGGTTGTCTCCCATGACACTCACCCATTGCGCCTGGGTGATGGGGAATTGGCTCATCCAGAAGGTTTCTAGAGTTACCTTGTGTTGAGGTGATTCGCTGGCGAAGTGGCTTTCCTCGCTGGTGGGTGAGCCCATCAAGAAGCTACCGGTTGGGATTTTCACCATCACAATATCGGTGGCGGGAGCTTGGGAGGTGACGCGGAACCCAACGAAGCCGTTGGAGTTGGCCGGGTGCTCCCTGCCCCGGTAGGCCGAGCGGCAGTCCTGAGGAGCGTCGAACCAGGAGCCGCCGCGCAGAACTCGGAAAATTCGAGACATGATGCCAAGGGTGGGATGGGAGAGGCAACACACACGGAAGCCGATGAAGTTGATGGCATAGGCGGGGTGGAGGTAGGTGCGGCAGGCCGAGCGGCAGGGCACCGGGAGGCTGCGCCAGGAGCCGCCGCGCAATATGCGGAAAATTCGAGCCATGATGCTGGGGGTGGGGTGGGGGAAGCGACAGACGCGGAAACCGCCAAGGGTGGAGGAGAGATCGGAAGGGCTGTAGAAGCGGGAGGCCGAGCGGCAGTAACCCGGTTTATTGATCCAGGATCCACCGCGCAATACTCGGAGAATTAGAGCCACGATGCTGGGGCTGGGTTGAGAGATGCAGACAACACGGAAGCCGATGCCGTAGTTGAAGGCAAAGGCGGGGTGGTAGCTGAGACGGCGGGCCGAGCGGCAGCCCTGGGGACTGCTAAAGCAGGAGCCACCGCGCAGCAGGCGTTCCTTAGAAAACATCGACAAGCCCCGCCGCACGATCTACCAGGGCAGCGTCAGCGAAACGATTTTCTCTGCGCAATGCAATGACCAGTGCGGACAGTCGCTCAGAGAACTCTTCATTCGACAAGGCGGCGCACGCGTCTTTGGCGCTGCTTATTTTCTCATTGAGATGAACCAGCTCGGGCAGTTCGGCAGGGAAAACGATCGGCATGATCGGGTGGGGCGGTGTGGCTCTCACACTGTAGCACGTTGCCGGGGCTCTGGCGCGGGTCCTATCCGGCGAATCAGGTAGCCAGGACGGGCGCTGGAGCCCGGCTCGTAGTCGAGCAGGCCAGCACGGTGCAGATCGGACAACCGCTTACTGAGCGAAGGCGCACAGCAGCCGAACCAATCGCACATCTGCCAAACCAGATACCGCCTGGCGGCCTGCCGACCGCGCTTCCTTGTCTGGTGGGCAAGGTGCAAACAGTCGACAATAACAGCGTTGGTATAATTGCGGCGATTCATCATAAGATAGACGGCGAGATCAGGGGTATCCATTACTTTTTCCTCTGTTTCGGCGCCCGGCCGATGGATCCAGCGGGCTTGCGCACCGCGGTTTTTCGTTTTGGTCGCGGCCTGGGGATGGGCCGCGGGAGGGGTACCCCACCAGGGGGGAGGCCGACATGGGTAAAACGGTAGCCAGGACGGGCGCTGGAGCCCTTGTCGTACGTGACCAGGCCGTGACGGACGAGGTAGACCAGCCGGCGGGAAATAGTCTGAGAGCTGCATCCCCAGCGGCGCTGGAGCTTTTCCCGTTTGATCGGCTGATCAGGGCCGATCTCGCAATTAGACCATAACCTGTACAAAAAGATCAGATCTAGCAGTCCTTTGGCCTGGTAGGTGGATTGATGCCTTTCGGCAAAATCCAGAATCTGCTCAATTGCTTCCATACGCCTCCGGCCAATTGTTGCGGATCATGCGGTCAATCCGCGAAGGCAGCGGCAATGGCTGCCCCGTTTCGTCAAGCGGGAAGGGGCCAATGGCCCCTCTAAACTTCCGCTCCGGCCTTGCCCGGATGGACAGGTACGCATACCGGCGGTCCCCCCAGCGGTCGGGCGCCCCCCACTGGAGGGAGGCGATGACCAGGGTGCCGTAGTTGATACGCCACTCGGTGGGGGAGTGGCGCTGCCAGGGAAGGTTCAAAATGGCACCTCATCATTCGAGTCGTCGGACTTGCTGGTGAGCCAGGTGGCCGGGCTTGGGGTGGGGGCAGATGGACGGGACTGGGCGGGGGTGCGGGGCTGTGCCGTGGCGGGGGCGGGTGGCGCGGTGGTGTCAACCGGTGACCAGCTGTGAACTTTGAGCGCCATCGCGTAGCGAGGCTCACCGGTGTTCTTGTCTTCCCACTTATCAAAGTACACCCGGCCGGTCACGTCGATCAACTGACCCTTCCGTGTGCCGTCTACAAATGGTTGGGCGGCTTCAAACCAGACTTTAAGGGTCAGCCAATCCGGCTGCTTGTCATCATTGCGGCCTTTCTTTTCGGGATGATCTATGGCGATCCGGGCCGAAGCGACTTGGGTACCAGATTCAAGGTATCTGATCTCCGGATCAGCCACCAAACGACCGCGAAAGAAGTAGGTTTGGGCCCGAAGCAGGCTTTGAAGAAGTTCCGAGTTCATTGTGTGAAGCGTGAATTGCAGGGCGAGGGTGAGCGTCGTCAAGCCGCCGGAGCGGCTGTGGTCATGGCGGCCAGGTCTGCCGGGTCGGCGAGGCCCTGGCCCCAGGTGGCGGGGGATTCGTCGTCGGGGTCGGAGCCGACACCGGACTCGTCGGCCAGGTCGACATCGTCCTCGTGGTGATCGGGAACGGTGGTGGCTGGAGCGAGAGAGTGGCTCAACCGGTTGGTAGCAGCGGCGGCGGCAACGCGACGAGCCACCGCCTCCTCCTCCGCTGCTTCCCCGGCTCGCGTGCAACCCACTCCCAGGTCGGCGCCGGTGCGGCTGTCCTGCCCGGCGTTCCAGGCCCGGATTGTCGCGGGGAGGTTTAGGGCTTGGTTCAGGATCTGGGCCTGCAGCTTGGGAGGCATGGCCTCCAGCGGCTTCCCATCATTGCACTGCGTCAGAAGCGCTTGCATCCCGATCGCAGTCAGCCCCACGGCGCGGGCTTTGGCCCGGATCTGATCGGGAATAGACATCGGAGGGGCGCCTTCGTCAAGCCAGGCGGCCATTTCGGCGCCCAGGGGCTCGCCTGGGTTTTGCAGGTACTGGTCCTGAAACTTGCCGGAGCGGTCTTTGATGACCGTGAGAATATGTTCGGTCGACAGTTCTAGCAACATGTCAAATTCATATTCAATGCCTTTACCTTGCTCTGGGCTCAGACCAACCCGGACAGGCTTGTCCTTGCCGTTGCGGTCTTTCTCGGTTGTCCACTCTGTTTTGGATCGCATGGTTGCGATCACGTGGCCAGGGTAGTCAAGAATTGCGTCAATAAGTTTCCTTTGCTTGGGAGTGCCATCGCTCCAGGCACTCCAGGTGTTGCCTTTGTACTTGGCCTTGGCAAGCGCGTCAACCTCAGTCAGGAGCTCCTGCCAGGCGTGGGTAAGGCTGTCAATGATCAGCACTCCATAGCCCGCTTCGCCCGCTTCGTGAATTGCGGTCACATAGTCACTAATTCGATGCTGGCCGGTACCCAGGTCGCAAACATCAAAATCAAACCGGTCCGCGTACTTACTTGCAGTACGGCGCTCGCTGTCGATGACGGCAATGCGGCCACCGATGCCAGTGGCAAGGCGGAGTGATGTGAAAGTCTTGCCGGCCCCTGACGGCCCAAAAATTGCCGCTCGAAGTTTTGCGGCTTCTTTGGTGGCCTTTTTGAAAGCCATGGTCTTTTGCGGTGTGGCCAGCACATCATAGCACGGCGGTTCAGGATCCGCATCGTCTGACCCGCCGCCGCTCACCCGTGGGCGCCAAACGGTCCCGACACGATCGCCTGCGCCTCCTCGACGGATCGGGCGACACCAGCCAGCCCGCCAAGGCCGCGGACCATTTGGATGAAACTCGCCTGCTCCGGTGTCGGGCGGGTCGCTGCCTTGAACTCAACCGCCGAGAACACCGCCACCCGGCGGCCAACGTGCTCGGGCAGGATCAGCCGCGAGGACAGGCCGATGCTATCCGAGCTGCCAGGGCACAAGCCGGCACGCAGGGGGCGGGCGGCGCGGATCACAATGTCCCCAGGGCGGAGCGACGCACCTACGGCGCCGCGGTTGCTATCGGTCACCTTGTCGGTTCTCCCAACCCAGCCGGTCCCCACGTTGTTCCGGTACATCCTGGTATGTTCGCCGGCCATTGCCAGAATCGCTCTTTGTTGCACTTCGTGCTCACGGCTGGCCATGGTGGTGCTTGGTGGGAATGCCATGGTGCCACAACCAACCGGAAACCTGGTGTGTCTGCGAAGGGCAGCGTGCCGCGGCGAATCTCCACTCGCACCCTGGTCATCGCCTGCAGCGTGCTGGCGTTGCTGGCGCTCGCCTACCGGACCGCGTACATCGTGGACTGCCGGCGATCGACCGGCCGCCTTGAGCGCTGTTGGCAGGAGGGCCCGCTGGTGATCTCCATCGACGAGGCCATGCGGCTGGCGACCATCTCAGGCCTGGCGGGCTGGGCTGGATTTAACACCTACAACCCTGGGCTAAGCGCCCCTCGTAAACGCGATCCCAAACAACCCCCACCGCAATGAGCACTCCCACCACGGTCCCGATCGGGAACTTTGTCGACCACTTGGACATGGCCAAGCCGCACCACAGGGCGTTCTTCCAGTGGGTGCTCGAACGGCTGCAGCAGCTGGACCCCACCGCGCTGCGGCGAGACTCGGAGGGCTATGCCATCTGGCAGGGTGCCGTGCCCAGTAAGGCCTTGGCCTTCGCCTTGCCCCTCGTGCAGGAGTTCGAGGGATGCAAGCTGACGGCCTATCCCGATCCCGGCACCGGCGGCGAGCCGTGGACGATCGGGTGGGGGAGCACCGGCTACGGCGACGGCCGGCCGGTGCGGCAGGGGGACACCATCACCCAGGCCGAAGCCGATGAGCTGCTGACCCAGCGGCTGGAGCGGGACTACAAGGTGCTGGCGGGGCGCATCCCGCGGTGGGGGGAACTGAATGCCCACCAGCAGGCGGCGCTGCTGTCGTTCTCCTACAACGTGGGGGTGAACTGGTACGACAGCGAGGGGTTTGCCACGATCAGCACGTACATTCGCGGCTGGCATCTGCCGCTAGTACCGGGGGCCATGCTCCTCTACGTCAACCCAGGGACGCGCGTGGAGGAGGGTCTGCGGCGCAGGAGGGTGGCCGAGGGGAAGCTGTTCACATCTGGTGGGCCAGCACCGGCACCAACACCGGCAGCAGCTGCGCCCACGGCTCCGAGTGAGTGGGCTACCAGGGTGAGGGCACTGAACCTCAGCCAACCGGATTCGAGCACCTGCCAGGCAACGTGCATCGCCATGGCGGTCAGGGATCCCGACATCATGGCGATTCGCCGCAAACTGGTGAACATTGGATCAGCTGGAGACCCTGCGGTTATGAGGCGGGTGATTCAGTCCTACAATGTCAAGTATGAATACGATGGTAACGCTAGCCTGGAAAAGGTATACGGCTGGCTCAAGGCTGGTGAACTGCTCATCACCCACGGCTGGTTTACTGGGAGTGGTCATGTCATCTGCCTCGATGGGTTGAAGAAAAAACCGGACGGCTCGCATGACATAAGTGTCAAAGATCCATGGTCTAAATTCAACGCAGAATCCTGGGGATACAATAGCTCAGAGAAGTTCTACGATGGCTTCTATAGCGACCGCGAGATCTATGCGGCTTGCGTTGCGGGCGCCGGTGCTGGCGATGCTAGGCGCATTTACCAGTCCGGCGCCTTTGACGCAAAACGAGGCGGGATGTGGGTTCACCGGTTCCTGGTGTAGGATTCACTGGTAAACACGGAGCGGCTGGCACTGTTTCCGTGTTGATCGTCCTCTCAGGTTTTGGCCTGGGGGGATTTCGCCTTTCGGGCCCGCCGCATCCGCAGGCGGTTTTCCTCTTTGCCAGCCGGTGAGCCACGCCAGCAACGTGAGCACAAGGGGGCGGTTTTGGCGCTCCGGATCTGGCAGCCGCAGGGGCAGACTGCCAGCGGTGGTAGCTCGCCCCGCTGGCGCTGCCGATGGCGCTTGACGCGATCACTGGAGGGGGAGGGGTCAGGCACTGGGGGTGCCGAGTCCGTCAATCATGTGCATTACGGCGGAGTAAACGCTGGTGGTTTCTTCTTGGACCAAAAAAAGCTGGTTATTTGTCGCTTTAATACATGTTCTTCTTGTGCCGCCACTATCGGCCGCTATTTGTTGTATCGAAATAATCGTTGAAGGATCTAGGTAAATCAGCTCTCCTGTTCTCCAATTTGTCAATTCGATGAACTGGGTGGCTTTGGTCATGGTGTGCGTGGTGCGGTGGGGTAAAACAGTTTCGGGTACAGAGGCGCGGGCTAGGGCATCCCGCGAACCGTCACGAGCGTGCGCGGCATCGCGGTAGGCGGGGCTGCAGCCTTCGCGTCTCCATAGGTGATCAGCGGCCCGAGCGATGGCCCAGTGGGCTTGCCGGAGAGCTCCGATGAGATTGTCGGAAGGCGGCATGGTGGTATGGGATGCTGTGGGGTGGAGAGGGCGGAAGGAGGCCCCGTGCAAATGAGCCGCAGGGGCCCGGCTGACGGCGCCTGAAGCGACGCGCCCAGTCATCACCACGGACGGCCGCGATGCCGAGCATGCTGCCGATAAAAACGCCAAAAGCCAAAGCCAGAATTAAATCAATCACGGGAACTCCGGGGAGATGAGCAAGGATCAGGCTTGACTGGCGTGATACAGCCACGCTTCCGCGTATGTCTGCACTTCCGCCAGCTTGGCAAATGCCTCTTCTCGCTCTTTGCGGGCCCGTTGCCAGGCATCGTCTCCCTGCGGGTAGAAGTCGCGGGCGTTGCAGGTTGCGGCTTCCAGCGCTTTACTGGCGGCTTCAAGTGCATCGGAGACAGCGCGGTACTCGCGAACTAGCGACTTAGCGCTGGTTCCGTTGAGGTGAATCGTTGGCAAAGTGGTCATGACTGGAAGGTGAATGATGTGATGTTGCCGGATAGGCTCCGGCGGGCTGGGGTGAATGGGTTAGGCCTGCTCCCAATTTATATGAGCCTGGCGCTTATGCTCTTCTCCCCAGGTGTAAAGACCCCAACGGGACGGGGTTAAAACGAATCCTTCTCGGCCAAATCCGGCAACTTGACCATTTCCGTTACGCAGGACGCCAAACCTCTGAAAACAAAGGCGCAGTTTGTCATCAATCGAATCGGGAAGAGCGGTGCCCGTGTATCTTGCCGCAGAACGACGCAGGATGTCCATTTCGGAGGGGGTGTAGCTGTTCATGGCGTGGGATAGGGTGATGGGTGGGTAGGCCGGATAGGCTCCGGCGGGCCTGGAAAAATTAGCCATTAGCCAGCCAATGGCGGGCTTCCGTTTCGGTCATGTCGTCAGTAATTGGCCAGCTGTCAACTTGAAAACAGGTAACCCGTTCCCACGAATAGCCGGTCCACATGCCGGTACGGTGGTTGAAGCGAATGGAGCGACCGCAGGGCCTGGAAGGATCGGTGCTGCTGCTGCTGCTGCTCATGGCTGGCGGCGGCGGTGTGGCGTGGTGTTGCCGGGATTGG